TAGTGGTAATTGTAATAATTCATGCTTTTACGTAGCAAATGGTCAAATTCTTCCTGTGGAAGTTCCCGGGCTCGTTCTGTGTCCCAAACTGGACCGTCTGTGGGTTTACTGTGAAACGAAACTGCACGGGGTTTTTTTGCTTTTACTTTGACGCCTGCTACTGTAGCCATTTTTGATCCTTCTTGGAAAACTGTATTATAACAGATTTATCATTATAGTGCAAGTAATACCAAAGTACTACTCGAACTTTGGACTATTTACAGTTCAGACTGCCATAAATATAAGAATACTGGATTCTGACTTATGCCAAGATTAAGCATGTGGCGTGACAACCACTCAAACGATTATAGATTTTTTGATAAACGCATTTCCGAAGAGTTTACTATCGGTGGCACCGGAGTCTACTTACACAAATACATTGGCACGAACAGTCAGGCTAATGCCTATGCACTTACGTCAGAAGTCAGTGCCAATACAACAGTTTTAAGTTTTGCTAATGTCAGCACTTTTGAACCAGGACAAACTGTACAGGGTATAGGTATTGCTGCAAATACCACTATCACTGTGGCTAATAGTACAGCAAACACAGTCACAATCAGTGCCAATACCACAACCACAATAGCAAATGGTACACCTATTAGTGTTTATTGGAAAGATTGGGAACAGCCCGTATATCAGAATCAAAGTGCCCAAAACATACAGGACTTGTTGTTTTTAGAAAATAGAGATAGAAAGTATGACGAAGACGTTTATGTCATGCGCGGTATTTACACTGTTAACGACAATGATTTTGATTTGACACAGTTTGGTTTATTCTTAAATGCAGACACAGTTTATATGACGTTTCACTTAAATGACATGATTGCTACGCTGGGACGTAAAATCATGTCAGGTGACGTTATTGAACTACCTCACAAAAAAGACTACTATCCTTTAGATGCCACAATTCCTGCAGTCCTAAAAAGATTTTATGTAGTACAGGACTGTACTTTTAGTTCAGAAGGATTCAGTCAAACTTGGTGGCCGCACTTATGGCGTATCAAAATGACTCCGCTAGTGGATGCACAAGAATACAAAGATATTCTCAACAACATCGCAGCCAGCGAAAACACTTCTGAAACAATTGGCAATGTGTCCAGTAACTTCAGTAAGTTGTTGCAAATAAACGATGCTATTATAGAACAAGCAGAACAAGATGTAGATAAAAGCGGTAACAATATGGATGAACTCTATATTGTCCCACTTACTCCAACAGGCGCTCCAGGCGATCCTACTGGTCTTGGTGCAGATAACTCAAACACTTACGCAGGAAGTACTAGAACATTAGCAACAACAAGTCCAACTACTCCCAATGTTGCTATTCCTGCTTACTTAGGCGGTGATGGAACTGCTCCAAACGGATTTACTGTAACTGCTGGTACTTCTTTCCCCGGAAGTCCAACAATCGGGCAATATGTATTAAGGACAGATTACGTGCCGAATAGATTATTCCGTTACGATGGTGTTAGATGGATCAAAGTTGAAGACAATGTTCGCGCTAACTTGACTCCAGGTCCGGACAATAAGACACTACGCAGCATCTTTGTTAATGATACTACAACTTACACTAATCAAGAAGGCGAAAGATTTCCAACACGCCAAAGCCTTAGCAAGGCGCTTACACCCAAGGCAGATAACTAATGGCTTTACAACAGTTTTTCTACGACAAACAAATACGCAGATATATTACGCAGTTTATACGTATGGTATCAAACTTTCAAGTAGAGTTTGGCAAAGACAGAAACAGCAATACTACACTTCAACGTGTGCCTGTAATATATGGCGACAGCAGTAGGCAGGCAGCAGCAATTCTAAAACAAAACAGTGAAAACTATTTAAACAGCACACCTGCTATGGCAGTATACATTGCTGGAATGGAATATGATCGTAGTAGAATTATGAATCCCACTTACGTAGACAAAATGAACCTACGTGAACGTTATTATGATTCTCAGACTGGGCAACTGGCAACTACACAGGGTGATACTTTTACAGTAGAACGCTTGATGCCTGTGCCTTATAGACTGACTTTAAAATTAGACATTTGGACTAGCAACACTGAACAGAAACTCCAGATTCTGGAACAAATCTGTACATTATTCAACCCAGCACTAGAAATACAAAGCACAGACAACTACGTGGATTGGACCAGCATTACTTATGTATTGTTAAGTGGTGTCAGTTGGAGCAGTCGAACTGTACCTGTGGGAACAGATACTAATATAGACATAGCAACATTGACATTTGAATTGCCAATTTATATCAGTGCTCCAGCGCTGGTCAAAACATTGGGTGTGGTACAAAAAATTATTGCCAGCATCTACGATGCAGACGGCAATATCGACACCGCAATATACGACGAAGCAAATCTACTTAGTAGACAATACCTCACACCTCTTGATTATGGTGTAATTTTACTAAACGATGAGTTACGTTTAGTAAAATACAATGATCCAGTCGACGACAAATTTGGACAACAATACATTAAAGAACTTGCTGCTAATGTTAGTGCAAATGCTAATATTGTGTTAACAGATGCAGATGGTATTACCAGTGACATGTTAATTACTGGGTTAAGCCAACGCGGTACAGGCACTATAACTGCTAATACTGAAAGTACCACTATAACCGGTGTGAGCACTACATTTTCATCAGATATACGTGCTGGATTTACAATAGTCAGTCAAGACAATATATCTTTAGGCACAGTATCTAATGTTGTTAGCAACACTGAAATTACTTTATCCGCCAACGCAAATGCTAATGTATCAGCAAACGCCTACAATTTTATCAACAATGTTACAACCCCAAATACTACAGTAGTAAGTGTAAATGGTATTACAGTATTAGCAAATGATTTAATTACTGGTAACATAGGTGATAAGATTGTATTCAGCGAACGCATATATGAATATGGCGTAAATGAGCCATGGCGCAGTTTAATAAATGTTTATGGTAACTTAGTTAATGGTACTAGTCAAGTTCGTTTAGAATTAGCAGACGGCACAACAGAAGTTGTAGGTACAGTGGCTTACAACCCTGCCGATGACACTAGTTTGTTATATACTGTAGATGTAGACACAATACCAGCCAATACACTTTCACCTATCAACGCAATTATTGATCCCCAAAGTTCAAGACCTAACCGAGATTTACAAAAACTTGTTAATGGTACAAGATATTTGTTAGTTAATGACTACTCAAGTCCTGCAAATGTTGCAAACGTAGCAACTTACAACTGGGTCGGTGCAGACAATACCAGACTGGTGGCCAGTGCAAACGACATTATACAATTCAACGGGCAACATTGGGTCGTTATATTTGATGCAAGTGAACTAACTGATACATACTATGTAACCAACATGACCACAGGTACACAGTATGCATGGAACGGTAATACTTGGGCCAAGAGTTACGAAGGTTTCTATGAGGCAGGTAAATGGCAACTGGTAATATAAATTCAAGTTGTGGTGCAATGATCTATTGCACCACTACAAAACGTTATCTATTCTTACTACGTAACGACGGCAAGTTTCCCGACACTTGGGGACTTGTGGGTGGCAAAATAGAACGTGGAGAAAGTATACTTGCGGGATTGCACAGAGAAATTAGTGAAGAACTAGGTGGCCGAATTGAAGGCGCCAAAGTTATTCCCATAGAACAGTTTGTCAGCGACAACAAAAAATTTGTTTACCACACATTTTTAATCAAAGTAGAAGAAGAATTTGTACCAGACTTAAACCGAGAGCACAAAGGATTCTGCTGGGTGCCTTTGGAGTTCTTTCCAAAGCCATTGCACCCAGGCGTATTTAGAACTATCAGATTAGAAAAAAGTCGAAATAAGTTAAAGACGCAGGAAAAACTTAAAAGTTAGAATCTTCCAACTGCAACTTCAATTTCGCCAGGATCTTCTGTATCCTTACCGGTAATTGCTTTTCCAATTACAGCGCCACCGATATACTGATCAGTAGATTGAGCATACCCTGGCACTTCACTGGTAATCATTAAATCACCCTGTTTAACAATACCGACGGCTTTGCAGGGACAACGTCCAGTTAGTGCAATGTAAGGATGTGTTTGATTTCTAGTGGCCAATTCACCTACATAAGCATTCATTTTATGGCTAGGTTGTGTACTAACAACTCCAAGTACTCTTGTGTCTGCAGGCTGTGAGGATTTAGTAATTTCCTGCATGCCGCCTAAAACAACAACATCACCTGGTTCTAAAGGAACATCTGTAGCGTAACGTTCTGCCAAGTCAGCGTATTTTGCATTGGGTTCAAATCCTCCTGCAGTAATACCGTCATGAATTCTGATACTGTCGTTGGTGATGTCTACCGAAAGTTCACCAGAGGCACCTGTAAATGCGTCATTTTGTGCTTCAGTTCCTCGTCTAAATTGTACTTGTGTTGGCATTTAATAAACTCCGTAAATATTTATCGTTTTTTATGTCAGGACTCCGAGATCAACTGTTTCTAAAGAACCTGAAGGATCGTTCATGTCGTAGTTAGGAATAAGCGGAATTAAAAAAGCATCGAATGACGAACTTTCCCCTACATATGTTTCGCCTGATCCATAATCACTGTTACCAGCAGATCCTGGGAACGATGTTAATGTACTGTTAAAATAGCCACCAGCGCCGCCGCCGCCTGAACTGTAAGGATCACCGTTGCTCCAAAAAACACCATCACCTTCGATAATATAACTACTGGCGTTAACGTTTCCTGAGGCTATGTAGTTAGTTCCTGACACATTTCCACTTAATGTTAGTCCAGTTAGCGTACCAACTGATGTGATGTTTGTTTGTGCTGCTGTATCAAGTGTACCTGTTAACGTGGCTCCACTATTACCTATCTGTGCGGCTTCAACAGTTGTACCAGTCAGTGTTCCACTTAGTGTAAGTCCAGTTAATGTGCCTAAACTAGTAACATTGGTTTGTGCTGCTGTACTCAATGTACCAGTGAGAGTTGCTCCACTATTACCGATTGTAGCAGCTTCTACCGTTGTACCAGTTAGTGTACCCGATAAAGTTAAACCTGTTAAAGTTCCAAGTGAAGTGATATTTGTTTGGGCTGCGGTTTGTATTGTACCTGTCAGTGTAGCGCCTGAATTACCAATTGCAGCAGCATTTATGGTTGTACCGGTAAGTGTCCCACTTAGTGTCAATCCGGTTAATGTACCTAAACTGGTTATATTTGTCTGTGCTGCTGTTTGTATTGTGCCTGTTAGTGTTGCACCTGTGTTACCAATTGCGGCAGCATTTATAGTTGTTCCTGTTAGCGTACCACTGAGTGTAAGTCCAGTCAGCGTACCTAAACTTGTAATATTTGTCTGAGCAGCAGTTTGCAATACACCAGTAATGCTTGGCGCTTGAATAGCATCGAAATAACCAGTACTCCAATAGTTGCTGGTTCCTCCTAAACTCAAACTAGCGTTACCTGCAGGTGTTACACCAACATTGCTTTGCCAACTTGTAGTAGCGTGATTATATATCCAAGTTGCGACACCAACTCCACCGACATTACCTGCTAATATACCAGCACCGTCAATACCAGCACTAGTTGTTTGGTTATTGGCAACGATAATGTCTTTGTCATTTATTACAATAGTCCCACTATCAACGTAAGTTACGTTACCTGTAACTTGCAGATTGCCCTCAATAACGACTAAACCATTTTGTCCTGCACTTGCTGGATCGATAGTAATTGTGTCGTGTGTGCTGGTAATACTGTTACTACCAATTGTAATCTCGCCTGTAGTAAGACTGGAACCTACACTAGTAATGTTTGGTTGCGAAGCTTCTGTTACATACTGAGCAGTGCCTGCTGTAGTAGCAGAAGTTGCAGTGCCAGCGCTACCAGTGCTGTCGGCGTAAGTGGCATTGGCTACTGTTCCGGTTACATTAGCACCTGTGATGCTGGTTAATGCGCTTCCGTCGCCAGTAAAAGCAGTAGCAATGACATTGCCAGCAGTTAAATTGCCAGTTGCTTTTTCAAACGTAAATCGTGTGGTGCCCGCATCTGTAATAATAAAACTTTGTGCGCCGGTTGCGAGGTCCAACTCCATTGTGTTGGGAGTGCCATTGTAGAAGAACTTAGCGTCATCTGAATTACCAAACCTTAAATGGTCTACAGAAGAACTGCCATCTGAGAAATCAATAACTCTTGCGTAAATGCTTGTACCAGATAGCGTAGTATAGTAAAGATAATTGGTGCCGGGGTTGTAATAAAGTCCTGAGTCAATACCCAACGATGCATTGCCTGTCGTAGCGCCACTTAGTGAAAACGGAATGTAATAGTTCGCTGATGTACCGGTTAGTGTTGTTACAACTGTAGTTGCTGCGGCTGCAGTTCCAGTTACGTCACCTGTCAATGATCCAACTAAACTTGCTCCACTATTACCAATTGTAGCGGCATTAATAGTTGTACCTGTTAGTGTTCCTGATAAAGTTAGCCCTGTTAATGTGCCTAGTGAAGTGATGTTAGTTTGAGCAGCGGTGCTTAGTGTGCCAGTTAGTGTTGCACCTGAATTACCTATTTGTGCTGCCTCAATAGTTGTACCTGTCAGTGTTCCTGATAAAGTTAAACCGGTTAAAGTTCCAAGACTTGTAACATTGGTTTGTGCAGCGGTGCTTAATGTACCTGTAAGTGTTGCGCCGGTATTACCAATTGTGGCCGCTTCTACCGTGGTGCCCGTTAGTGTCCCACTTAAAGTTAATCCGGTTAGTGTTCCTAGTGAAGTAATATTTGTTTGAGCGGCCGTACTTAATGTGCCAGTTAGTGTGGCACCACTGTTACCTATTTGTGCTGCTTCAACAGTTGTTCCAGTTAGCGTACCTGACAGAGTTAGCCCGGTTAGCGTACCTAGGCTGGTTACGTTTGGTTGGCTTGCAGTATCTAAAGTACCAGTTAGTGTGGCGCCTGAATTGCCAATCTGTGCTGCTTCTACTGTTGTACCAGTAAACGTTCCAGTGGCGCTCAGTGTAGTAAATGCACCGGTGCTGGGAGAACTGTTACCGATTGGAATATCGTTAATAGCGCCGTCCGTTTTAAGTTTCCAAGCGGCACCGTTCCATATCCAGGTTTTTGTACCAAAGGTATAGGTGTCATTTAGACTGGGACTGTTTGGAAAATTTAAAGGCATCTCTTACTCTTTATCATATTTATTTGGTTATGAGGTACTTAACTTATTGGGTAGAGCCGAGGTCGGTACCGAAGTTACATCTCTTGCTACACCTTTAGTGAATCTAATATCGTCTAAATATCCATTCATTTCTTGAGTCGATGTCCCTGCTCTTGCACCCCAAAATCCTACGTCAAAACTGTTGCCCAACGCTGAAGTACTTGCTCCCACATTAGCCGTTGATCCTGATGTTCCTTGGTAAAGTGTAAGCGTTCCTGCTGCGGTTCTTACCAAAGCACAATAAGTCCATGTTTGCGCTGATATAGCAGTATCACTGTCTATAATATTACTATAGCCAGTGTTATTATCACCAAGGCTACTCATAACTGCGTAAGCACCTGTAGTATCTGTCACTGCCAAGTAACCTGACTTCCATTGTATTCTAAGTGTTCTGCCTGTTCCAGAATTACAATACATCCACCATTCTAAAGTAAATGCTCCTGTGCCTGTAGTAATTAAAGTTGGTATGCTGGAAGTGCTGTGCCATAGACGCATATAATTAGATCCAGACGTGCCAAAATTAATTGAAGTATTTCCAAAATTTTTAACACTGTCACTGAGTGCCACGGTGGCGTTAAGATTTATATTGTTGACACCAGAACCGTCGTAAATGTCAGCATCACTAAAAGGAACAGCAAGATAAGCAGACCCGCTGGCTAATGCACTTGATGGTGGCGTAAAGTTAGACGTATAAACTGCACTTTTTGTATATCTAAAATCGCTGAGCCATCCTTTAAATATTTCGTTAGGATTATCTGCATACCTTGAGGCTAATCTGAAAGTAGGAGTACCAGTAAATGATGGTGTGTTTGTATTAGTTGCTACACTCTGACCATTTAAGTATAATGTATTTGTTGTGCCGTTTCTAACCAAAGCAACGTGTTGCCATACGCCTATTTTTGCAAGCCCAGTGGATGAAGTCGTAGTACCGTTAAATCCGTTAACCCAAAAAGCAATAGCCCCAGTTGAGCTGCTTGCACCTACTATTGCAATACTATAGGATTGATTGGTATTAGTTCCTAATGTAAAAATGCCGTTCGTGTTATCAAACGTTCCATCTGGTTTAAACCAACACTCCATTGTAAAATCACCAGTTGGTTTATGAGTTAAACTGGCTGATGAAGTTACATAATCTCCACTATCGTCAAAATACATTGCGCCGGCGTGGCTGGCAGGATCGTAGGCATTGTAAACAGGGCCAGCAGTCATTGGCGTTGAGGAGTTTGAATAAGGCCAACCTGTTACAGATGTAGCAAAAGCATTATCACTAATATCGCCCATCCAAGGACCGGCATAAGCCAAGAACTCGGTATTTGCAATTTTTTCTAAACTGTGTGTAGGTGGATCAAACGCGGAAGTATACACAGCTGTGCCGTTAACCAATCTTAGTTGGCAAATATACCCTTTAGGTGTATAACTGTAACTGGTGCTATACCCAACATAAAAAGTTCCGGAAAAATCAATTGTTGAACTGGATGTAGTTATTCCTACTTGTGCGCCATCACGATAGGCTTTTATGTTGTTTGATCCACTACCACTTTTTACGATTGCAAAATGGTGCCAGGCATTTCTTGTGCCGCCACTAAATGTAAGGTTTACTGTGCCGTCATACAAGTGCAATATGCCACCGCTGTCTCCATAGATTGCTGGTTTAGAGCCAAAGGAGCCGCCCATGATTCCATAATTGCCCCAAGTTGTATGATTGTTGTACCACCAAAACTCAAGCGTAAAATCGCCTGTACAGGTACAATTAGCATCAAGTGTCCAACTGTGATAAGAACTGCCATCAAAATACACACTGGGAGGTGGTTCATAATATGGGCTGGCTGCGCCCGAATAAGGGTTGCCCGACACAGTCATAGTAATGCTATTACTGGAATGATCAGTGACTACGCTATTGTCAGCAGTTTGTGCCGTAGCTATGCCTTGTATAAGTGCATTAGTATCAGCAAAATACGCATCACCCGTATCAGCAACACTAATGGTCCACGTAATTGTTTTTGTAGCAGTTCTTGTAGTTGTATTAGCAGTAGCAGTCAACAGTGTGTACTCAGTTCCAACATCAGTTGGTGTGCCACTAATAGTGTCGCCTGAAAGACTTAAGCCATTTGGTAAACTATTTGCTGTGTAAACCACTCCATAACCTGCACCACTAGTGGCTACCAATGTTAAATTACTCATGGCTGTATTCGCAGTTAAACTCTGTGCGTCGCTGGCAGGCAGACTCCAAGTAACTACATCAGTGTTTACCGTTAATGTAAATGAACGTAAAGCTGTCTGATTTTCTTCATCTTGTGCCTGAATGGTAAAACTGTAAGTTGTTGTATTACTGTCTACAGGTGCAGTTCCGGTTAAATTTCCAGTGTTAGCATCTAACGTAGCACCCGACGGCAAACTACCACTATAAAGACTATAAGTTATCGAATCACCACCTTCTTCTGCCACAAAAGTATTGTTTATACTGGTAGTTTCATAGTATGGGCCAAGTTCGCTGTCTGCTGCCGGACTACTCCAAGTTGGCAGTCCGTCATAAACCAAACCTGGCACCAATGCTGCCGTGCCTCCATTTGGATTAGTTGCATATACAGTATAAGTCCCTGATGTTTTAGCAGGACTGGTAAAAGTTAGTGTAGTTGGTGTAATAGTTACAGAACCTATTTGTGCATTATCAACTCTTACTGTTGCACCAGATTTAAAACCACTGCCTTGAAGTACTATTTCCTCGCCGCCTGCAGGATCGAGTTGTTTAACACTACCATCAACAGTATAACCAGTAATTTTTGGTATTAGATATTCTGTTTGGTTAAACTGTGATGCTAAAGAAACAATTCCCGTTTGATCGGCTGCTCGTTTTCCTTTAAGGCCTGAATTTCTCATGTTAAGACATTTCCTCGAATGAACATACTGCCTGTAAATCACCATCGGCACTGGCGGTGCATCTTAGTGCATCACCTTCAAGTAAATAAATTGTGCCAGTTTTGTCAATTGCATTAAATGCACTGTCTGCTGCTACCGCTACTGTTTTCACTATATGATATGCAGTACTACTGCGATATAAATCCACAGTGATATCAGCTGAACTTGTGCCATCTATGTTTGAGATAATCAAACTGTTAATTTTGTAAATCTTTCCACTGTCAGCAGCGTTTTCAACTATAGCGGTGGCGCTTGTTGTACAACTCTGTACTGTAGTGTTGCCATTTACTGTTGTTAGACCTAAGATATTAGGTGTAGCCATTATAAACCTCCAAATAATATTGAGAATGCAAACGCTGTACTTGTAACTGATCCAGTTTCGTTACCTGCGTTGGCAAAAGCGTTTGCATCAATGTTACCTCCAGTACTAGCAACTGTTACAACTCCACCTGCAGGACTAACCACAATACCACTGGGGTTTGGATTAGCTTCTGTTGGTTGCGGCATCAGTGCAATAGCACCAGTGCTGGCGTCTGTACTTATAGTTGCTCCGCCAAGATTAATTGTATTTCCTGACAGGAACAAATCACGCCATTGGTAACTTGCACTACCTAAGTCGTAAGTTACATTTGCAGCAGGAATAATGCTTTGAGCAACTGCACTTAAATCAACATTGCCTCCACTGCCGCTGCCGTTGCTAAACGAAAGTTCTGCCTGCATTTCAGCCCACTGACTGCTGTCACCATCATTGAAGTAGATGTACTGTATAGCACTGTCACTGTCAATCCATATGTCACCCTGACTTGGGCTACTTGGTGCGGTATTGCTTACTGTTGTAGTGCCGCCGCCACCACCTGAACTATAAGGATCGCCATTGCTCCAGAAAACTCCATCTCCAGCAATAATGTAACTGTTAGCAGTTACGTTAGCAGTTACTCCTAGCGTTGTTCCAATTGTAGCACTGTTATTAATGGTTATTGCATTTACCGTACTGTTACCACTTGTATCTAAAGTGGCGCCGATTAGTGCCGCGCTGGCATTACCAATAGTAGCAGCATTTACAGTTGTACCAGTTAATGTTCCACTTAGTGTTAAACCAGTAAGTGTACCTACTGACGTAATGTTAGTTTGGGCAGCAGTGTCAAGAGTTCCTGTTAGTGTAGCACCGCTATTTCCTATCTGTGCTGCTTCAACAGTTGTACCTGTCAATGTACCACTTAAAGTGAGTCCAGTTAGCGTACCCACTGATGTAATGTTGGTTTGAGCAGCAGTGTCAAGAGTTCCTGTTAAAGTTGCTCCACTATTGCCTATCTGTGCTGCTTCTACGGTAGTTCCAGTTAGTGTTCCTGACAGGGTTAGCGAAGTTAATGTGCCAACACTGGTAATATTTGCCTGTGTGGCATTTGTTACGTACTCAGCAGTTCCTGCCGTTGTTGCAGTTCCTGCACTGCCAGTGCTGTCTGCATAAGTTGCATTGGCTACCGTTCCAGTTACATTAGCGCCTGTTAAACTAGTTAATTGACTACCGTCGCCTATTATGCTTGCACCAGAATTGCCAATAGTAGCAGCTTCTAGTGTTGTGCCGGTTAATGTGCCGCTTAGTGTCAATCCAGTTAGTGTACCTACTGATGTAATGTTGGTTTGAGCAGCAGTTTGTAAAGTACCTGTTAACGAAGCGCCAGTATTACCAATCTGTGCGGCTTCTACAGTTGTTCCAGTTAATGTACCACTTAGTGTAAGTCCTGTTAGTGTACCGACACTAGTAATATTAGTTTGTGCGGCTGTGTCTAATGTACCAGTTAGTGTAGCACCACTATTTCCTATTTGTGCAGCATTTACTGTGGTTCCAGTAAATGTGTCTGACAGGAATAAGTTGCTTGTATGTGCGCCGTCTGCTGCAACTACAAAAACGTTTTGAATGCCACTTACACTGGTATTAACGTTACCACTACCCTCAACAACTACATTACTTGTTCCGTTAGTGATTGAAGATCCTGCTTCAACAGTAATACCTTCAATAAATCTACCGTTACCAAACAAGTAACTTCCGCTGGTAATGTTACCTGTAGTTCCTAACTGAACTGCCGTTACATCGCCTGTTAATGTTATTCCACTACCAGCAATATTGCCTGTAACGCCTAATGTGCTTCCAATTGTAGTGGTACTGTTTACAGTTAGTTCATTTACCGTAGCGTTACCGCTGGTGTCTAATGTTGCACCAATTAGTGCTGCACTAGCGTTACCGATAGTAGCAGCATTAACAGTAGTACCAGTTAGTGTACCACTTAGAGTCAATCCAGTTAGTGTACCAACACTGGTAATATTAGTTTGGGCTGCTGTACTTAATGTACCTGTTAGTGTTGCTCCACTGTTACCAATTTGAGCAGCTTCTACCGTCGTACCAGTTAGTGTACCACTTAATGTTAGTCCAGTTAATGTGCCTACTGATGTAATATTGGTTTGTGCAGCAGTTTGCAATACACCAGTAATACTTGGTGCTTGGATAGCATTGAAATATCCAGTATCCCAGTAATTACTAGTTCCGCCTAAACTTAAACTTGCATTACCCGCAGGTGTTATACCTACATTTGAACGCCAACTGGTAGTAGCATGATTATATACCCAAGTAGCAATACCCTCGCCGCCTACATTACCTGCTAGTATACCAGCGCCGTCAATACCAGCACTCGTTGTTTGGTTATTAGCAACAACTATATCTAAGTCATTGGTGCTGACAACATTACTGTCGATGTAAGTTACATTACCAGTAACTTGCAGGTTACCTTCAATTACTACCAATCCGCCGCTGCCGGCAGTACTTGGATCGATTGTAATTACACTATGTGTGCTGGTAATACTATTGCTACCTATTGTAATTTCGCCAATAGTTACAGAATCGGCTAAGGAGTTAATGTTAGGCTGTGCTGCGGTGCTAAGTGTACCTGTTAGAGTAGCATCGGTATTACCTATCTGTGCTGCTTCAACAGTTGTACCGGTTAGTGTGCCACTCAAAGTTAAGCCAGTTAATGTACCAACACTAGTAATATTCGTTTGTGCGGCAGTTTGTAATGTGCCTGTTAACTGTGATCCACTATTACCGATAGTTGCTGCTTCAATAGCAGTACCAGTTAATGTACCACTTAAAGTTAATCCAGTTAGTGTTCCAACTGATGTAATATTAGTTTGAGCGGCAGTGCTTAATGTACCTGTTAATGTAGCACCACTATTTCCTATTTGTGCAGCCTCTACTGTGGTACCTGTCAATGTACCGCTTAATGTTAATCCAGTTAGTGTTCCAACTGAGGTAATATTGGTTTGACTTGCAGTCTGTAACGTGCCAGTTAATGTTGCTCCTGTGTTACCAATGCTAGCGGCTTCAATTGCAGTACCAGTTAATGTTCCTGACAAAGTTAGCCCGGTTAGTGTGCCAACGCTTGTAATATTAGTTTGACTTGCAGTTTGTAATGTACCTGTAATTGTTGTACCTACGTTGCCAACACTGGCTGCGTTGATATTTGTGCCGTCTAGGTTACCGCTTAGTGTTAATCCTGTTAGTGTACCTACTGATGTAATATTAGTTTGTGCAGCAGTATCTAGTGTACCAGTTAATGTTGCACCACTATTACCAATCTGTGCTGCTTCTACCGTAGTGCCTGTTAAAGTGCCACTTAGTGTCAGTCCAGTTAGTGTACCTACCGATGTGATGTTGGTTTGGGCAGCAGTGCTTAACGTACCTGTTAAAGTTGCACCTGAGTTACCTATCTGTGCTGCTTCAACAGTTGTACCTGTCAATGTACCACTTAAAGTGAGTCCGGTTAGTGTACCAACACTAGTAATATTAGTTTGTGCCGATGTTTGTAATGTGCCAGTTAGTTGCGATCCCGAATTACCAATGGTGGCTGCTGTAATGGCTGTGCCAGTTAGCGTACCGCTCAAAATTAAACTAGTTAGCGTACCAACTTCTGTAATGTTTGTTTGGCTAGCAGTATCTAATGTACCAGTTAATGTTGCTCCACTATTACCAATCTGAGATGCGTTAAGAGTTGTTCCTGTTAATCCACCACTTAATGTTAAGCCAGTAAGAGTTCCAACTGCGGTAATGTTACTCTGAGTCGCATTTGTTACATATTCAGCAGTGCCTGCAGTATTAGCAAAATTAACACTTAAACCACTTAGGTTACTTAATTGGCTACCATCTCCCAAGAAGTAAGTAGCAGTTACATTTCCACCAGCATGGATGTTACCTCCAACGCCAATACCACTGTTACCTTGTAGTACTAAAGCACCTGTGCTTACACTGGTACTGCGTGTTCCATCAACGTTGGCGCCACCTGGATCACTACTACCAATCAGTACCAAGTTACCAGTTTTAATATTTCCATAAACAGCAGTACTGTGATTGATGACGTTAGCATCGTCTCCTGCACCACTACCATACCATTCTAAATTCTGTTCGTCATTACTCCAAATTAACGCAGCATTGTCGTCTTGCGTTTTGTAGTAGTGCATTCTGAAGCCAATGTCTCTACCATCATCTTCAGTTAATGGAGTTAAGTTGGCATCAGTGTGCATTTCAATCAAGTTGTCTGTGACAGCAAGATTATTTGCACCGATAATATTAGTATTGCCTTCAACTGTTAAGTTGCCTGCGATTGTTGTATCCTGGCTAATAAGAACTGTACCGCCAATATGTACATCTTTGGCAATACCAACGCCACCTGCGACTACCAATGCTCCGTTGGTTGTAGCGGTTGCCTGTGTTGTGTCTGTAATTGTTGTAACACCAGTTACACCTAGTGTCGAACCAACTGTAGCACTGTTGTTTACAGACAATGCATTAACTGTGGCATTACCTGTGGCACTTAGTGTGCTTACAATAGCAGTATTGCCGCCGCCGGAACCCAATGCGCCATTTAAATTTGTGCCATTAATTGTAGTAATTGTTGCACTGGCGCCAGTAAATGCAGCACCAATGTTACCAATTATGGCTGCTTGTACTGTAGTTCCGTTTAATGTACCACTTAAGGTTAAGCCAGTTAGTGTTCCAACTTCTGTAATATTTGTTTGGCTAGCAGTTTGTAATGTACCAGTTAACTGAGATCCGCTATTACCAATAGTTGCAGATTCTACGCTAGTACCAGTTAGTGTGCCACTTAGTGTTAGCCCAGTTAGTGTTCCTAGTGAGGTTATGTTTGTCTGCGCCGCAGTACTCAGCGTACCTGTCAAGGTAGCACCAGTGTTACCAATAGTAGCAGCACTTACAGTTGTACCTGTTAATGCACCACTTAGTGTCAATCCGGTTAGCGTACCAACCGATGTTATATTTGTTTGAGAAGCGGTGTCTAATGTACCGGTTAATGTAGCACCACTATTACCAATTTGAGCTGCTTCTACTGTAGTACCAGTTAGTGTTCCTGATAATGTTAAGCCAGTTAGTGTACCAACAGATGTGATATTTGTCTGGGCCGCGGTGCTCAATGTTCCTGTTAGTGTAGCACCTGAGTTACCAATAGTTGCTGCTTCTACTGCGGTACCTGTTAATGTGCCACTTAGTGTTAGTCCAGTTAAAGTGCCTACGCTAGTAATATTTGTTTGTGCAGCAGTTTGTAAAGTACCTGTTAAAGTACTACCAGTAATGGCTGCACCACTGTTACCAATTATGGCTGCATTAATCGTCGTACCTGTTAGTGTACCGCTTAATGTCAATCCAGTTAGTGTACCTACTGATGTGATGTTGGTTTGTGCAGCGGTATTCAAAGTACCAGTTAGTGTGGCGCCCGAATTACCTATTTGAGCTGCTTCTACAGTGGTTCCAGTTAGTGTACCACTTAGTGTAAGTCCGGTTAAAGTACCAACTGATGTAATGTTTGTCTGCGCCGCAGTGCTCAATGTACCTGTTAGTGTAGCACCACTGTTACCAATAGTGGCTGCGCTGACTGTTGTTCCTGTTAATCCACCGCTTAATGTTAAGCCAGTTAGTGTACCAACTGCTGTAATGTTACTCTGTGTAGCATTTGTTACATATTCAGCTGTTCCTGCGGTATTGGCATAATTTACGCTTAGGTCTGATAGTCCATCTAATTGGCTTCCATTACCAAAGAAGTAATTGGCAGTGACATTACCACCAACTTGCAACACATCAAAGTATCCTGTTGACCAATAATTATTGGTTCCACCAAAACTTAACGCTGCATTACCTAGTGGAGTTATACCAACGTTGCTTTGCCAACTAGTAGTTGCATGATTATATGTCCAGGTTGCTATTCCTTCACCACCCACATTACCTGCTAATATACCAGCGCCATCAATATCTGCACTAGTTGATCTATTATTTGCAACAACAATGTCTAAGTCATTGGTGCTGACAATATTGCTGTCAATGTAAGTTACGTTACCTGTAACCTGCAAGTTGCCTTCAATTACTACCAATCCACCACTTCCAGCAGTGCTTGGATCAATAGTAATTACACTGTGTGTACTTGTGATACTGTTGCTGCCAATAGTTATTTCACCTATTGTTACCGCATCCGCAAGTTCGTTGATATTTGGCTGAGCAGCGGTGCTTACCGTGCCTGTTAGTGTTGCACCTGAGTTACCAATTGTAGCAGCATTTATAGTTGTACCAGTAAGTGTATCACTTAGTGTTAAACCAGTTAGTGTTCCAACACTAGTGATATTAGTCTGTGCAGCAGTGCTTAACGTACCTGTTAGCGTAGCACCTGAGTTACCAATAGTTGCTGCTTCCACTGCGGTACCGGTTAGTGTACCACTTAAAGTTAGTCCTGTTAGTGTTCCAACTGATGTAATATTAGTTTGAGCAGCAGTATCTAAAGTGCCTGTCAGGGTAGCGCCCGAATTACCTATTTGTGCTGCTTCTACTGTGGTACCTGTTAATGTACCACTTAGTGTAAGTCCAGTTAGTGTTCCTAGTGAGGTTACATTTGGCTGGCTTACAGTGGATAACGTTCCTGTTAGTGTAGTATTTGTATTACCAATGGTAGCAGCATTAATAGCAGTACCGGTTAGTGTACCACTTAAAGTTAGTCCAGTTAGTGTGCCTACTGATGTGATATTAGTTTGAGCAGCAGTATCTAAAGTTCCTGTTAACGTAGCACCACTGTTACCAATTTGAGCAGCTTCTAAAGTAGTACCGGTTAACGTATCACTAAGTGTTAATCCTATTAGTGTACCGACTGCTGTAATGTTGCTCTGTGTAGCATTTGTTACGTACTCAGCAGTTCCTGCAGTGTTAGCATAATTAACACTTAGTTCTGTTAATCCACCTAATTGACTACCATTACCAAAAAAGTAACTGGCAGATATATTTCCAGTTGAATCAACATTACCAGCAATTATATTTCCGGTAACATCTAATGTTGTACCAATTGTAGCACTATTGTTGATTGTAATATCATTTACAGTGGCATTTGCAGTGCTTTCAACTGTTGCGCCAAATATAGTACTACCTGTGTTACCGATTGTTGCGGCATTAACAGTTGTTCCTGTTAACGCACCACTTAGTGTCAAACCGGTTAGTGTACCAACACTGGTAATATTTGCTTGTGCTGCTTCTGTTACATACCCGGCAGTACCTGCTGTGTTTGCTGTATTACTGTTACCTGCTTCAAGAGAATATGTGGCGTTAGCAACTGTTCCTGTAACATTTGCGCCAGTTAAACTGGTTAAAGCACTACCATCACCAATTAATGTGGCACCAGTATTACCAATTGTAGCAGCATTAATGTCAGTGCCAGTTAGTGTACCACTTAGTGTAAGTCCGGTTAGTGTTCCTACTGACGTAATGTTAGTCTGGTTTGCTGTTTGAAGTACACCTGTGACGCTTGGTGCTTCAATTGCATTAAAGTAACCTGTACTCCAGTAGTTACTGGTGCCACCGAGGCTTAAACTGGCGTTACCAACCGGAGTTACTCCGACGTTACTTTGCCAACTTGTGGTAGCATGATTGTATATCCAGGTTGCAACTCCTGCTCCACCCACATTACCTGCTAGTATACCAGCACCATCAATACCAGCACTCGTTGTTTGGTTATTAGCAACAATAATGTCTTTGTCGTTGATAATTATAGTTCCACTATCAACATAAGTTACGTTACCTGTGACTTGTAAGTTTCCTTCAATTACAACTAATCCATTTTGACCTGCACTTGCGGGATCAATTGTAATTACGCTATGTGTGCTTACAATACTATTGCTGCCAATTGTGATCTCACCAATAGTTACTTCGTCAGCAAGTTGATTAATATTTGTCTGTGCTGGAGTATTGATTGTTCCAGTTAATGTAGCGCCTGAATTACCAATCTGCGCTGCTTGTACAGTTGTTCCGTTTAACGTGCCTGATAATGTTAATCCAGTCAGTGTACCAACTTGCGTTATATTTGTTTGAGCAGCGGTATCTAACGTACCAGTTAAGATTGCGCCTGTGTTACCAATTTGCGCTGCTTCTACTGTGGTGCCAGTCAATGTTCCTGACAGGGTGGCGCCAGTCAATACACCAACACTGGTAATATTTGCCTGTGCTGCTTCGCTGACGTATTGTGCAACACCTGCTGTATTGGCAAAACTTACACTAACTCCTCCTAGTCCATCTAATAATGCACCATTACCTAAAAAATAACTAGCAGACACATTGCCAGTAACACCTAAATCAGTACCAATTGTAGCACTGTTGTTTATTGTTAACGCATTAATAGTTGCATTAGAAGTGGTGTTTAAAGTAGCGCCCGTGAATGCAGCGCCGGTGTTACCAATGGTTGCTGCTTGTACAGTTGGGGCATTCAGTGTGCCGCTTAAATTTAATCCTGTTAGAGTGCCAACTGAGGTAATATTTGGTTGTGCTGCTGTTTGAATAGTTCCAGTTAGTGCAGCACCTGCATTACCAATAATGGCTGCACGAATAGTAGTGCCGTCTAATATACCACTTAATGTCAGTCCAGTTAGTATACCAACACTGGTTATATTTGGTTGACTAGCAGTCTGTATAGTGCCAGTCAATGTACTACCAGTAATTGCTGCACCACTATTTCCAATTGTGGCAGCGTTTATGGTTGTACCAGTTAGTGTGCCACTTAGTGTTAGTCCGGTTAGTGTACCAACACTGGTAATGTTAGTTTGACTGGCTGTCTGAATTGTACCAGTTAGGGTTGCACCTGTGTTACCAATTTGAGCAGCATTAACAGTAGTGCCTGTCAGAGTTCCGCTCAATGTCAGTCCAGTTAGTGTACCAACACTGGTTATATTTGTCTGTTGTGGTGTTTGTAGTACACCAGTAATACTTGGTGCTTCGATGGCGTTAAAGTAGCCTGTACTCCAATAATTATTTGTACCACCAAAACTTAGTGCAGCATTACCTTGAGGTGTTATCCCTACATTTGAGCGCCAACTGGTAGTAGCATGATTATATACCCAAGTTGCGATACCTTGACCACCAACATTACCTGCTAATATACCTGCGCCGTCTATGTCTGCACTAGTTGTTCTATTATTAGCGACAATAATGTCTAAATCATTTGTACTTACAACATTACTATCAATGTAAGTTACATTACCAGTTACTCGTAAATTACCTTCAATTACAACTAGGCCGCCACTGCCTTCTGTGCTAGGATCAATTGTGATAGTGTCATGTGTGCTGGTAATACTGTTACTACCAATTGTAATCTCACCAATTGTAACTGCGTTTGCTAATTCATTTACGTTGGGTTGACTGGCAGTTTCTAATGTGCCAACTAAATTTGTGGCTTCGACATTACCTGCAATAATATTTCCAGTAACGCCTAATGTTGTTCCCACTGTTGCACTAGTGTTAACAGTTAATCCATTTACTGTGGCATTTGCACTTGTATCTAGCGTTTCGCCGACTAGTTGTGTAGCAGCATTACCAACAGTAGCAGCATTAACAACCGTTCCTGTAATAGCACCACTTAGAGTCAAACCAGTTAGTGTACCAACACTAGTTATATTTGTTTGTGCTGCAGTGTCTAGTGTACCTGTTAATGTAGCACCACTATTACCAATTTGTGCTGCTTCTACTGTAGTGCCAGTTAGTGTACCACTTAATGTCAGACTGGTCAATGTGCCAACACTGGTAATGTTTGCCTGTGTAGCATTGGTTACGAACTCGGCAGTACCCGCAGTGTTTGCAAAGTTTACACTTAATTCTGTAAGTCCGTCTAATTGGCTACCATTACCAAAGAAATAACTGGCTGTAACATTGCCTGCGGTATCTACATTACCAGGTGTAATGTTTCCAACAACTTCTAAACCTAAGGAAGAAAAAGTTGCTATCGATTCACCGTTAACTGAAATTAAAATATTTCCGTCACTAGCAGGAATGTCAACATTAGAAGTGCCATTTTGAATTCTATATGTTGTTGCATCTTCAGATCCTTGAATAACAAATGCACCACCTTCAGCAGTTGTAATAATCACTGCGGTATTGTTGGCACTAATTGATGCACCATCTAAGTTAATAGTACTTCCACTTAAGAATAAATCTTTAAATCTAAAATCTGAACTTCCCAAATTGTAAGTAACGTTGGCGCTTGGGATAATGTTGCCAATAAATTCTGTTGCACTAATACTGTTTGCAGTTATACCGTCGACACTGTCAAGGTTACCACTATACGTTGGCAAATAACTGGCTACGTTTGCGTTTGAATAAGAAGCAGGCAGTCCTTCGAGTTGACTACCATTACCAATAAAATAAGCAGCAGTAACATTAGCAGTAGTAATTACATTACCAGCCAAACTATCTAAATTACCTGTGTATGTAGGCAAGTAATTAGCAACATTGGCATTGCCATATGTAATTTCACCTAAACCAGTTAGTTGACTACCATTACCAATAAAGTAGGCTGCACTAACATTACCAGTAGCAATAACATCTGTGCTAACGATGACATTACCAGCACCTATATTGCCTGTATAAGTTGGCAAGTAGCTAGCAACGTTTGCATTGCTGTAATTACCACTTACTACTACACCATTGACTGTGAGAGTTCCATTATCTACAGAAATATTTGTGCCGCGCAAAGTTACATTATTGCTGAGATAAAGTTCTGCCCATTCTTTAGAAATACTACCGAGTGTATAAGTTGCTGTAGTCTGAGGTAGTACATCAGACTTAATGCTAGTCAAATCTGCTTGAATGTTACTAAAAACACTTTGACCGTTAGGATAAAAATATCCCGCCCCAATAATATTGCCAATAGTGCTTAAATTTCCAAAACCATTGATATTACCAACTCGTAAATTGCCAGTAGTATAAAAATAATTTGCAGTAATTGTATTACCGGTTAAATTTGTCGTACTGTTGCTACCAATAATTGTGTATAACTCTGTAAAGTTACTGTTTGTTTTGGTAAATGCGGTATAGAGTGAATCACCAGAGTTACTATCTGGACCATCACCTAAGTCAATGATTTCTTGCGCCATTCTTTATCCGGTTTTTAGAACTATAGAGTATTTATTTGTTTTTGATTATTAAGGTTCTACCAAAAAAATAGGCCCTTGCAGGCCTATCTTCATCATTACGATAATGATTGTTAAGCAACTGGAACTGCAACTGTTGCAGGTGTTGTTCCGCTGTCTGCACTGGTACCAACCAAGAATTTGTCATCTGTTTGATTCCAAACAAACTTGTTAGTAATTCTGCTGGCGTAGAATGTAGCTGCGTTAGCATATGTACATTCAATACTCATTGTGTTGGCAGTTAAGTTACCACTGTCAGTATTTGCCAAAGAGCATACACCTTCGTTTCCTGCTAGGTCATTAACTAAAAACTTAGTAGCTCCTTTTTTGCGTACAATGTATCCTGTAGCAGCACTGTTACCGCCTACTTTAACTTCAGGACTAATTTGATTGCCTGTAATGCTGGTATTACCACCAACTTGAGCTGTTCCTACTGGATAACCAATATCAACTGTTGCACTTTTTGCTGTCTTAAATTTTGCCATTTTATTTCTCCTTAATTTAGCGTTCTAGGCCGCCCGGAGTGGCGCTCCGAGAGTTCATGTGAACAACTGTATTTACCGTAAACATTGACTATTTGGGCTATACCCAGTATTATTAAATAAAATATGAAAATATTAAGTGTCGGTCACGTCTGCACAGACTTAGTTTACTACAGTAATACCATACCTAACATAAACAACAAAATAGGTTGTGAGCGTGCAGAGATCATTCTCGGTGGTAACGCTGCCAATGTGGGCCGTGCCCTAACTGAATTAGGTGCAGAAGTTGAACTTTGTACTGTGCTGGGCAACCAACAACATGCATATTCAAAAATTATAATTGAACTGTTAAATGAATATGGCATCAATCACGATTATGTAAAATACAAAGAAGATCTAGCAACACCAAGTAGCATTATTATTGTAAACGACAAAGGCGAACGCACAGTTGTCTATCATCAAAGTGAAGAAATAAAACGCAAAATAAGTTTGCCCACAGACTACGACTTTGATTTAATTACCGCAGACAATCACAGAATGCCCATGGTCAATGAAATATTTTCTGCAGCACGTTTAAACAACATACCCACAATGCTGGACATTGACGCACCAATAGAAACGTTAGAATCATACCCCAAGGCAGACTACGTTTGGTTAAGTTATGAAACTTATGCTTTGTGCAACCTCAGCATCTACGATTTGCAGCGACAGTTTGGAGGCTTGGTAGGATATACTAACAGTGAGGATGAAATTTGTTGGTTAGAAAACGGCGAAGTAAAAACTTGCCAGCCAGAAACTATACAGGCCCTTAATACGTTAGGCGCGGGTGATGTGTTTAGAGCACAGTTTGCAGTATCAATTTGTAATGGGTTATCTGTTGAAGAGGCTGTAAAAGCAAGTTGTCACACCGCAGCATTACACTGTCAACAGTTACCAATTGCATAGCCAACAAAAAAGGACCTTTCGGTCCTTTTTCGCTTCCCATCCCTATGAGAATTTTCAGTGATTACTGGAAGCTTAGGTTGCTTACATTAATCTCACTTAGGTAGTCGCCTGCGTTACCTAGAGAAGATGCTGTGTTTGTCAACTCAACATATCCATAACGAGTCATAAAGCCTACGACTGGTTCGAATGTTGCTGGGTCTAGAACAACACCACTGCTCATCAATGGAATGTATGGGCAGTAGAATGCTGCGGCATCAGCCTCGCTGGAACCTTTGTAACCAACTAGAACAGCAGTTGTGTCTGCTGCATAGCTGTCTACGTAGATACGCATTGCGCCGTTTAGTGTACCAACAAACTTGGTGTTTGTAGGTGCTTCGAATGTACCTTCTGTGGTACGTGCGAAAGCAGAAGTTGTTGCGCTCTGTAGTACTGTTAGAGCGGCTGGACTTACAACTGCCCAGTTACCTGCGCCGCGACGTGTACGCTGTGCAATCAAGTTTGCACTGCGGTTGATTAGAACAGCTAGAGCAGCGTGTTCGTCACCAACGAATGTAGCGGTACCAGATACTGTTGCCTGGTTGTATGTGAAGTCAGTAGCGGCTAGCGCACGTAGACTACCTAGAACTTCTTGGTCGATTTCAACGGTAATCTCTTGTGCTAGAGCAGCCATGATTTCTGCTTCAACGTCAAGACCATGCATGCTTTGTGCATCTTGGGCAGCTTCAAATGTCCAACGTGCGCTTAGCTTACGTGTCTTGGCTTCTACAACCTGCTTCAAGATTTGAACGTTGATTTTACGTCCTGGGTTGCCTTCTAGTGCTGTTGTACTAGCAGCACGACCTGTAGATAAACTACCGGAATATGCTGTGGCAATCTTAAATGGGCTCAGTGCTTCGTCACCAGCGGTTGTGCTTGTGTCGAATGGTGCAGGTGCTGTGCTTGTAGCAGTTTCAGCATAACGAACACGTAGAGTGTGGATCTGTGCAACAGGTCCTGTCATTGGTTGAACACCAACGATTTCGTTAGCAATAACTGTAGGCATAACACGTCGAATTACTGGTAAAATTACACGGTTTAGTGTAGCAACGTTACCAGCAGCGGTTGCGCCTGCTGTAGCAGCTTCTGCCAAATGCTTGCGAGTGTTTTCTAGGATAACACCCATTGTGGTTCTCTTGGAACCTTGTAGACCTTCTAGCAGGGCATCTTTTGTTTCGCCCCAACGGCCTTCTAGTAGTGCTTGTGTCATTTTTTCTTTACTCCTAATTAGGGTTTATTTAAGCCCTGCTAAACGTTTAATTTCAACAACATTATTATCGTTGGTTTCAACGCTGACCTTAGCAGATTTATCACCTGTCACTTCTTTACGATTCTCTGTAACCATTTGCTTTTCGGCTTTTGGTTGTGCAGAATTGTTTAGAACTGCTGGTAGATACTTATCAAATGCAGACTTCAGTTTCTCGGTCTGCACATTTTCCAAAAGCTGGCTCATTACTTCCTGCTTTTGCTTGTTCAAGGGTTTCATTAACTCGTTTAGAGTATCCTGACGCTCTTGACTTTCCTTAATCATGCGAATTTCACGGTCTTTTGATTCAACTAGTTGAGCCTTCTCATCAGCAGCAGCCTTGGCTTCTGTGATTTGTTGCTCTTTGTCTTCTAGTGCCTTCACAAGTTTAGCGATTTCCTTGTTCTCATTTAAGTGAGTAATAGCAAATTCACTGGCAAAGGCTTCGAATAGACGACGTCCAAAGTTGTTCTCGCGAGCAATTTGAATGTCTTCTTTTAGTTGAGTCAATTCAGACTCTAGTTTCTTGCCTACAGACTCCTTGACAAGTGCAGCAGATTTAGCAACAAATTTGTCTTGTAGTTCAGCTAGTTTGGACTTGGCTTCTGCTACTAGACGTACTTTTGTTTCTACTACGTCTTGCTTGTCTTTTGCAAACTCTTGAATTTCTTCTGCTAGAGCTTTGATTACAAACTGCTCAAGTTTCTGTGTAGATTCTTGTGCAACTTTGCGATCAGAGCGCAACTCTTTGATTTCTTCTGCTAGTTTTCCAACTAGAAATTTATCAAACTTGCCAGCGGCTTCTGTCATACGCTTGTTAAAACGTACACGGTCTGCTGCCAACTGTTGCTTTTCCTCAGCAAATTCTGTGAGTTCTGCTTGGAGACCTTCTGTGACCATCTTGTCTAGAGCTTCGACCATTACGCTTTTATCGTGTTCATAGCGTGTAGAGAACTCATCGCGCATTTCTGTGCGAATTTGTTCACGTGCTTCATTAAGTTTGGATTCCCAGGCTTCATTAATTGCAGTCTGAGTTTCTTCGTTAATGATACCACTGTCTACTAATGGTTTGATAGCATCAAACATGGATCATTCTCCTGTTATATTTTTAAGTCTTTGATGAGGCGCATTACTTCCTCACGCAAATACTTCTGTACCTTTTGATTAGCACCGGCATCTTTTGCCATTTCGAGCACCTTGTGTCCCCCACGCATATTCAATAAGCCTTCATAGACTGCTTTTGGATATGCGTTTGGAGCACTAGGCTGTGCTACAATATCAACTGTGACTATATCAAAGTCACTGACGTGTCCAGTACCCTCGTTAACGTTACCGCTACCACGACTGCTTACGCCTAACTTCACACCTGATTCCAACATAGTTTGCACTAGTTGACCCATAGGTGTTGGAAGAACCTTTAATTTACCAAATCCGTTTGGACCGTCCATCCACATTTCTGTAATCATGTGACTGACACGATCTAGGTTAATTTTTAAATCGTCTGGGTGATCTACTTCACCCAATACACTATAACCTTCTGTGATTTGCTTGTTAATATTACCTACAGCATCGGAAATTTCACTAACGGGGTATACTCTTTGGTTAGCGTTTTTAACACCGCCCTGTATGAATATACCCTTCATATAGAGATTTTTACCTTTGCCGTCAGCGTTTGCCTCCGCTATAACTTCCATTCTAGCGTTGTCAAAGGTTAAATGCTCTTTAAGTAGGTTCATTAGTGATTATACCTTATACTTTACCTGCACCGGATACTTTTTTCATATCTGGCTTTGTGGTCATTCCCATACTTGTACTCTTTGGTGTAGCACCGCCTTTGTCTTCGCCGCCTGCGTCGAAGTCAACTGCTTTACCGCCCATGTCGTTTTCGCCAGCAACTACAGACTCAGTGTTTGTACCTGCTTCTTCGCTTTCGACTGGGGAACCAACTTTTTCCAAGTATTCACGGATCCACTCAGATTCTGTCATTTTGCGACTTTTCTTGGATTCAGCAACTTGAGGCTCCTGCTCTTCAGCAACTTCCTCTTCCTCTGCAACTTCCTCTTCTTCAGCAACTTCTTCGGTTTCCATAGCAACTTCTGCCATTTCGTCACCGCCCATGTCCATGTCCATGTCGCCTTCTTCCTCACCCTTGTCGCCCATCAAAGCATCAAATTCTGCTTTTAGTTCGTCAAGTGCGTCTTCTAGGTCCATAACACGGTCTTCGAGTTCTTCGTCGCCGTCCTCATCGCCTTCCTCATCGCCTTCTTCTTCGCCGCCTTCGTCGTCCATGTCCATCTCGACTTCTTCTTCGTCATCCATTTCCATGTCGTCGTCTTCGGCTTCAGCCATACCTTCTTCATCCCTAGTGATTTCGTCTACCATATTGGCGACTTGATCACCACCGACTTCTTCTAGGTCTTGCTCATCAATTAATGATTCGTAGATTTCACGGCTCTTTTCTACAACGATGCTGTGGAAAAGTTCACGTGCTTTATCTTCGTCTTCGTTAATGATGTACTCAATTAGTTGTTCATATTTGCTCATGTGTTTGTTTCCTTATAAAAAACCATGGGTTTAAAATTCTGTATAGTTATTTACAGAATATACGCATTTTATGGGTTAAATAGGCATTTTTTGAATGATTTCAGTGGCTAATTATAAGCCAAGTCCGCCGCCAGCGGCTTGTTGTGGTGGTTGATACTGTTTAGACACTTTATCTAGCATCTGCTCGTGCTCTAACTTACGTGTATCATTCATGGCACGTAATTTATTAATTCTATCCAAAGTTAAACGTGTTTTACGTGTATCCGTGGCCTTAATAGCAGTGTTATCGTCTTTTTCAGAATAATAACCTTCTGGTGTTTTGTTATAAAGTTCTTGCAAGTGCATACTGTTATTTACTAAAAATTTGGTTAAATTGCTGGTGCAGCGCCTGCAGGCGCTGCGGTGGCGGGTCCTACCCCTGCTGCTCCACCTTCTTCAGGTGGTAGTTCAGGAATTGCTGCAGATTCTAAGTCACTGTCTAGTCCACCAGGGCTAATGCCTACACTACGTAAGCCGGCTTGTTCAACTGGCGCTTCCGAACTGTTGCCCTGTTCTTCACGCCACATACGTTCATTTTCCGATAGTTCTTCTTCAGTTAGACCCAAGTAACGTGTCAACAAGAAACGCTTACTCAAATATGGGTACTGCTCTAACTGAGTGAAACTGCCAATTCTTGCGCCATCAACTTCAGCCTGTCTGTAACTGGCAAAGTTCTGTGGCTCATTAAACTGTAAATCAAACAGGTTAGCGTCAATGTTAATACCACGCCAACGTAGGAAAATCTTAAACTCTTGGTCTAGTTTTTCAGCAATCATACGTTGTAGGCGCATACAGTACTGATTAAAACGCCATTCCTGAATAAGTGCAGTGCCTACTCTACCATCACTGAATGTGTTGGGGTTGCTGGTACCATCGTCTAAGCCTGTGGGCAAATAACTGGCCGGAATACGTAGGCCTCTAAACAGTTTGTTAGTAAAGAAGTGCAAGTCTGTGATCTCGCCCAAATTCTGTCCACCTGGTAGTGTTTCTACGCTACTGCCTCTGCCGTCCGCAGTCTGTGGGAAGAAAAAGTCTTCGTTGGTGCTCAGTGGATTGTATGTGGCATCCATCATGTTCTGACCACCACCTGTCTGTGTTGGAATACGACGTTGGTGTACTTCGTTCTTTACACGCTCCACAAATGCCATGGCCATGTGGCTAGGCATGTTACCCACGTCAATCTTAAAGATTCTACGCTCTGGCGCACGTTGCACACGATAGATAATAATAGCGTCTTCAAGCAGTTCTTTTTGCTTGAACACTTTAAACACGTTTTCTAAAACTGAATTGCCAAAAGGCCAACTAAAGTCCAAACCTTCTGTTAGACTCATGTGTACAATGTGTTCGGCGTTTACTGTTGTTTCGTTTTGTGCATGACTAAAACGTGTGCCTCCACTGTAAGGAGTTGCTGGCTGAATGTAAGCGCCACTGGGACCGCCAACCTGCGGATGGTTAACTGCTACATCACTGGCGTTTACAGTGGTTGCAGTCAAGTTCATAAAGTTTGGCTGCAAGTCCTTGATCACATACTGCTCGGGTTTTTTGCCTTCTGCTTCATTGACAATAACTTTAGTAACCTTACTCATTTCAACCCAGAACATTTTAAAAGTTTCTGGATCTCTAATAAAAACTTGGTCTCCGTACTTGATAGTGTTACGGAACATCTTAAAGATACGTTTATTTAATTCGTTTAAACTGATCCACTGTTGCAGTTGTTCACTGATAATCTTAACTTCACTGTCAGTGGGTTTGTCTTTCCAAAAGAACTTGAATGTGCTGCCGTTTTCATCATTGGTCTGTGTGCTGAACTCAGCAAGAATGTCCAATGCAGCATTTACTTCACTGTCCATGTCCATTTGTTCGTACTGATTGTAACGTTCAATACGGTTTGGATGTCCAATGTAAACTTCTGGTAAGTTACTTTGGAAGTTTCTGTAGTTAAAAGTATTGGACTGCCCGCTTTGACTGCTACTGATTGGACTCAGTGCGCCACTGGTGTTTGCGGTTCTAAAATATTTTTTCCAAGCCATTCGTTGTCTCTTTAGTACTATATTTACCTAGATTATGCAGCCTGCACAAGTCTTCTTAACAATTGATTAGTGTCTTCTTGTAATGTTACCTGTTGTTTCTGCCCTCTAGCAAGTTCGGTCATTGCTTGTTGAAATGCTTGTGTACGTACATCACTAGCAGGATTTGGTAAATTACTGCCAACTGTCGAAGTAGCAGTCTGGGGAACTTGACTTTGCTCTTGTGCAGTTCCTGGACCAGTGCCGACAGGACTTCCTGGTGTTGTAGGCGGGGGAGTTGTCCCTGTCGAAGGAACAAACTTTGCTAATAAATCAGTGATTTTATCTAGGCCAGCGCTCAAAAGTTGAGCACCTTCAATACTTAATTTTACAATATCTGCAGTGGTTTGAAATTTACCTAATGCTATAGATTCAATAGTAGACTGTAATTTAAGTAACTCAGTATTAACATCATCAATTGTGGTTGTAAAAGTATTTTGAATACCAGACAAACGTTGGGCAGCACTGGCTTGTGCTTCTACAGCACTTGCAAGTCTGTTAGACTGGCTTGTTAATTCACTAATTGAAGAATTTAACAAGTTAAACAGTTCCGGGCCTCTACCAGCACTCTGCAAGAACAGTTCGTATCCATAAGTTTTTTGCAAATCTTTTCCTGCTTGGCCTACGTCTTGCAGCAACTGTGCTTGCCTCTTAGCAAATTCTTCTGGAGGTAAATCTTTCAGTGCAATTAACTGTCTCAGTTTATCAGTTAGCTCAGGTGCCATAGCCTGCAATCTTAAATTAGTCTGACTAGTAATATCTGCACCAACTGCTTGGGCTGCAAACAATTCTTGTGCATATGCTGCTGCCTGTGGAGTAAGTTGACTTAATGTGTTAGTCAAGTTCTTTTGTGCATCTGCACTGGCGTTTGCATAAGCATTTTGATATGCTGCGCTTTGAGAACGCTGTTTTTGCTCGTCCCTAATTTGCTGTGTGCTTTTGCCTGTTAGTAAACTAATTTCTTTTAAATTAAGCAAGTATGGTTCTGTTGTTGCTGCCAACTCTTGCTGATTCCGTGACTGACGTACACCTAACTGTGACTGTAGTGCCACAGTTTCAATTAACTCTGTATTCAAACCCTCAAAGCCACCGTATATTGTTCTAAGACCAGCGCTCATCTGTTTACCAGCGCCTACTAATGCCACTGCTGCTTGCTCACTGTTGCCACCTAACAGTGCCAAGTTAGCTGCTTGATTACTGACAATACTGGTAAAACTCTGCAGACTTAGTCCGCCAGCAGCGGCTGCTGCTTTGGCCTGTTCCAGACTTGCTCCAAATACTAAACCTGCTTTTGACAGTTGATTAAAGTTATTAACTAAACGTTGTGTAGCATCCAACTGGAAGTTTATGGCTTCACCAGCAAGCCTAATTACACCTTCACCTAATTTTTGAAGTCCTTCGACAACATTTCCTAAAATTGGAATGAACTTAGTAAATCCACCTACAGCATCAAAGACAGCCGAACTCAAAGTGGACAAAACACTAGTAAACAAACCGACCATTGGTTTTACTGCGGTAAATGCTTCGGTGCTGGTAGCCATTGCAGCAGGAACGCTGACCATACCTGATATCACTGTGCCAGCGGCATTGGCTAGTCCTTTAAATCCGGCAACCAATCCATCAGCAGCAGCCACAGACCTTTTCTTAGACATTGTTTCTGCATCTGTGGCTTCACTGGCAGCACTGCTACTTCTTGCCAATTGAAGTAGTCTGCCGCTTACAGTATTTGCAGCACCACTAAGGTTATCGGTTCCTTGCATGAACCTTTGTAGAACTTCTTTTAAGTCGTCTTCATCCATATTTTGTCAGTGGTATATTGCCAGATAAGTATTAGTATATTTATGGTATTCTAACCGCCTAATATTATGAGTTCAAATCCATTACAAAAACACTACAGACAGCCACAACTTTATTTAAAATTGCCCAGCGGCGGCAAGTGGTGGCCTAAAAACAGCATTGACTGGCCGCAGACTGGAGAACTTCCAGTATACTCAATGACTGCCAAAGATGAACTAGCAATGAAAACTCCCGATGCACTGCTAAACGGTCAGGCCACGGTTGATGTTATACAAAGTTGTATGCCTAACATTAAAAATGCTTGGCACGCACCTGTTGTAGACTTAGACGCTATATTAATTGCTATCAGGCAGGCCACTTATGGCAACGAAATGGAATTTAACAGCGTATGTCCTCAATGTAACAATAAAAATGAGCACATAGCTGATTTAGGTTATTTGAGCAGTGTGATTACTTGTCCAAAATTTGAAGAAAGCATTCAAGTCAAAGACTTGGAAATCTTTATTAAACCCAACAATTACGAAACTTTTAACAAAAACAGTATGCGTAATTTCGAAGAGCAAAGATTGATTCAAACTGTGGCCAATGACAAGATCAGCGACGATGAAAAGATGGTACAGTTTGCAAAAATGTTTAACACTTTACTGAATATCACAGTAGAACAAGTAGCAGACAGTGTAGTAATGATCAAAACTGCAGACAATGAGCGAGTAGAAAACACAGCCTATATCAGAGATTTCTTTAGTAATTGTGACAAAGAAATTTTTACAGCAGTTAAAGAAAGAATAGATCTGCTGTCAGAAGAAAACAGACTGCAAAACTTGGAAGTTACCTGCGAAAGTGAAACCTGTCAGCATCAATATCGAGCGCCATTACTGTTTGAACTTAGCAATTTTTTCGCCTAAGGCTTTTGACCCTGCCCAATGAAGAAATTGTAGCATTAGTGGACAGCTACGAAAAAGAGTCAAAAGCCTTAAAGAAGTCCGTACTAACCCTGTGTTGGTATATGCGAGGCGCTGTCAGTTATGAAGATGGTATGACCATGGGATTTCAGGATCGAGAGATTATTAACAAAATAATCGAAGAAAACTTAGAAACTGCAAAAGAAACAGGAATGCCATTTTTCTAATGGTCTTATAAGTATCTCTTTTTGCAAATCGAAAAACTACCTTACAAAATCTGTTCATTACTCCATATATAACTTTACCGTTCGAAAAAACGGAAGGAGAAAAAAATGGAAATTATTGGTAAAATCAGAGGATGGGCCCAAGGCTTAGCCGATCTAGGCGTAAGCGTAATTGCTCTAGCAATTGTAGTAGAAATACTATTTAAAGGAGCCGCTATCCCATTTATGCCAGCAACCAGCGTTATCAGTAACGTTACAGGTATTATTGCTGCTCTAGGAGCACAAGGCTTAGTTGGTCTTGTCGCAATTTGGGTATTGTACTCTATTTGGAAAAGCAAATAAACTATTCCTAAATCAATGACAACTAAGACTGTCTGACAAACAGTCTTTTTTTATGTCCTTCAAGATGTGCTACGCACATCTATCACTGTCGTTTCACTCAGTGATATTTTTTTGTATTCTAAGAGCGAAGCGATAGTAGTATCATCCAGATAAATCAGTCACACTTTGCCCAGACAGGGCAAAGCGAGTGCATCATCCGAGTAGCACAGTCATTAGCGTTAGGACTATAATGTCATCTTTATGTAGCATTAAGCAGTTTAATGCGACATTTATGTAACATTACGTAGGCGGTTGTCCGGTACCTACTCATCCCGTCTTTATTACAACGGCGGTTTATACTGAATACGCTAACATTCTGTATAAACGTGCTGCCCCGCGGCAGCGTCTTTTTTGCCTTTAAAACCTGTTCAAACAACTAAACCGCGGCAGTTTGCGATCTTCGTCCTGTTAAGGATAGTAGTTGAGTGCTCTGTACAGCGCAGAGTCTTGCATCCCTGTCCTCCAATGAGTCAGGTCCAACGCACACGAGTTTAGCCTGTGCTAGCCGTTACTGATTTTGTTTAAGATGTGAGAGCCATGGACACGGACCTGTATATGTCCGTTGTAGTATTGTTCAGATTCTAATACACGCCTTGAAAATTGTTCTCTTGCTTCAACGTAACTGCATTCTGCTCGACTTCGACAAAAGTATAGTATTTCTCTTGTGAAGTTTGCTGGACCCAGTGTTTTTACGTCTTCGATTAGTTCCAAATTAGAGCCATAATATTCGCGCCAGTCAGAATCGACTTGTGATCGAATCTTCTTTTTGCGTTTGTTACCATTTTTGTATTTTACAGTTCTTGTTGTTGTTTTTTTAAATTTTGCTAGTTTTTTGCCTATGTATTTGCGCCCTGATACACAGTTTGTAATGAGATATACAAATCCAGCACAGTCCTCGGGTAATTGGTCAATATCTTTACCTTCATACAGCCAAGTCATTGGGGATTTGTTCTACGTCCATGTGTATTTTAATTATGCCATAATAGTTTATAAGTTATAAGTTCTGATTATTATACAACTTCTACATCCGTTGTATAACTGGTAAATCCGTTTTCTTTGACTACAGTTAAAATATTATTTACACGCCCAGCCAATTCGTCTTTGTGGCTGACAAGCCAGATACTCTTGTTGCTTTCTCTGCTCATTTTCTTAAGAATAGCCAAACTGTTTTCTACACCCGAAGCATCCATACCCGAATCTACTAACTCATCGATAAACAACAAGTTGATAGGTTGATACAGACTTTCCCATACATCACGGAAACTCCAACTTAAACTGAGGATCAAACGATTGCGTTCTCCCCTACTCAAGTTGTCAAAGTCTAACTCACGACCTAATTCTTCAATGCTTACAGTTAAGTCGTTTAAGAATTTGACCTGGTGTGGCAAACCAATACGATCCAGATACTGCGCCAATCTGCCGTTTAAGTAACTGAGGTTCTGATCAATGATCTTTTTACGAATAAATGAATCTTTGTTGGTCAACAGTTTGAGCAAGAACTCTTGGTGCTCTTTGACTCTGGTCAATTCATTGATAGTGTCGTAAGTAATCTCTTCAACCGCAGTTTCTTTCATTTCTGCGATCTGTTCACTGTAGGGATCCGGTTCTTCCTGTTTGGCAGTTAACTGCGTTAGCACACTGCCCATACTGCTTCTATGTTCAAATGCATCTGCTTCTGCTGAGTAAAATGTTTCGGGCCGACTGCCTAACTCGCCTATGACTGCTACAGTTTTTGTGTGCTCCTGCCATTGTGTGTCATTTGTTAATAACTGTAGTGCGGCTTCTTGCTTTTGTTCTTGCTTGCTTTTAAGTATTTCTTCTTGCTTGGCATCGTGTATGTCCTGCCCACAAGCATGGCACTTATGGTCTTCCAATAGAGCAATTTCTTTTTCTAGTTTGTCAATGAGTTTCTGTTGTTTGTCGTTGTCACGTTCAATACTAGTAATCCATTTTGTGCATTCGTCAACTTGCGACTTTTTACGGTCATAATCTGCCAACAGTTTGTGTGCAGCCAATTCTGCTTCAATGTCTAACTTGGCCAGTTCGTCATAGGCACTTTGTAAAGCAGCAACTTCACTGTCTTTTTTCTTTTGCCACAGTACTTGCCTGCGCTCTAAACTTTCAATTTGATTGTTGATGCGCTCGTTGGCATCTGACACTGCTTTAATTCTTGCTTCTTCATGTTGAATGGCATCTTTAGTAGAACGATTTAGCTCTTTCAATGCTTCAGCTTTTTCACTCAGCATGGTAATACCCAGAAGCTGCTCAATGATAGCACGTTGGTCATTGGCCCGCATACTGAGAAAAGGCTCTGTATAAGTGTTTAAGGCTACAACGTGCTTGAACATGTCATGACTCATGTTGAGCAAGCGTTCGATTTCCTGTTGTGTTTCTCTGCTGTCACCTTGACTGTTGTCGTCTCTACTTTCCTGCTCTTCGTCGTTGACATAGAACTTGAGCACATTGGGTTTGCGTCCACGCTCAATCCTGTAACTCTGTCCTTCGCAGTCAAAGTCGATGGTGATCAACATGGCCTTGCCGTTGGTCTTGTTGATTAGATTATCTTTTTTGATGTTAGTCAGTGCCTGTCCAAACAGTGCATAACTAAGTGCATTGATGATTGTAGTCTTGCCTGTACCGTTACGTGCGCCACTATCATCGCCACCCAAGTCTAAGTTTTCACCTAACACCAAAGTCAAGTCTTGGCGATCAAAGTCAATGCCCTGTGTGGCATTGCCCACGCTCATAAAGTTTTTAACTGACAGTGTTTTTATTTTGAACATTATCGCTTATTTCTTTATAAATTGGTTTGAATACTTGATCGATGTAGTCTAAAATTATTTGCCTATTATACAACAGTCTACTTTCTAATTCAAGATTTATTTGTTTCAAATAGTCTAGCGGCCACTTAGAAACAATCTCCGCTTGTTTCATAACTGCCAAGAATCTTTCACTGGGATCTTCAATGGAGTCATAACTTTCATCCCAGTAATCGTCAAAAGTTTTTATTCCAAACGACTGCAGATATCGAATAGTTCCTACCGCACCCAATATGATAAAAGGAGTTGTACACAATATTGGTCTCAATATTTTTTCACTTATGTAAACAGATGGGTAATCAAAAACTGATTCGGACACTAAATCTACTGCGAATTCTTTGTAAAAATCAGATCCGTTTGGTGGTATATTTGGATTTATGTAACTTTTTGGTACAGGAATTTGATTTAAAAATAAAATTTCTTTGTTTTGCGTTAACGTTGTCCAATCTTCACTAACTGAAATCGCATTATTGTAAACATAATCCAAATTGTCATCGATATTGCTCTGATTTTGATTTGTAGGTATTTCACTTAGCATTTTAGTGTTTGGATTGTTAATTGAATACTGAATCTCCGAACAATTATTTTTAATGATGTAGGCTATAAGTTTTTCTCTATGTGCTCTTAATAAGCCCACCATACACAACATAGGATATATTATATTTTTCCTATATCTTATAATATCTTTAACATTGTTGTAACTATTATAGTTTAGAATAAGATTAAAAACTTCCGGTTGATCATTATTGTCAAAGTAAGGAATTAATTGTTTTTTAAGGTTACTACTGTTACAAATAAATCTAAAAACGAAACCAGGAAATCCCATAGATTTAATCGCTAATAATAGATTGTATATTGTAAAACTCAAAGGAGAATTTAAAAAATAAAAGTCAGTGTCGTTATGTAAAACTACAATTCTTTCATTTGGCTTAAATTCTTCCTTAAAAAGTGTTTTTAACTTACCATGTAATGAAGGTGCGTCTTGCCGATAATGGATCAAGTCAATAACATCAATTACGCTAATAGTCATGCAAGTTCCTCCAATGATTGTATATGTTTTCTAAATTTTCATATGGAATTATTTGCAAAGTATTTGCAATTTTTTGTAGGTTATCTATGATACTTTTATATTCTAGTAATTCACTTAGCGGGATCACAATATCGTTTTTTCCAACAGGAGGATTTTTAAAAAGATGAGTGAAGTTGTCTTCAATAATATTGTTCCTTATGAATCTATATAGACTGTTTGTTTTTACTTTGTACAGATTTTGGCTTTCAAAGCCAGCAATTTTATAACTGTCTCTATGTTCTTGTTGAGTAATTTCATAGCCATCATCTATTTTACGTGCAGAGTATCGTTTGCGCCATTTGCTTTTATAGAACCATTTTAAACTTGGCTGATCTAGCATAATAGTAATTATTTGATAATGCTGCATCCAATTTGGGATATTAAATTTATGTGTATGTAATGGTATCCACAAGTCGGCAAAATTTATTGGAAGATTTGATAAATCGTCCCCTCTTGTATATGTTGCACTGTAATATTGATTTATTGAATAGCAGTTTTTTGGTTCATTATCTAACCAAGAATCAAAATCGCTGGTAAAACTACTTTTAAACCATTCTGAATCAGATTGCTCAGTGTTATTCCAAGATTGTATATCGGGGTGAAATCCTAGAAGAGCACAAAGCATTTTACCTGCACCTCCTGGCGGATAACGCACAACAAGAAATTTTGCCACTAAAGATTCCTATAAATGTCCAGTAACAGATTATTATCGTAGTGATCGCTGGCAATAGCAGTTAGTTGATTAGTTACAATCTGATCTACACTTTCGAACTGCACATTACCCTGTATTTCATACTCTGATAAGTCTGTATTCTTTTGCGGCAGCAGTGTAATCTCACGCAGGTTATACTGCCCAATAAAAGTTTCTTTGATAAAATTGGCTTCTTCGTAACTGATATCAATGTCCAAGTTCACACGCACATGCATACCTGGCGCCAGTATGTCGTCGGCATGATCCAGTATTGCTGCCAAGCCTAACACACGGTATCTGGGTTGATCGGGCCAAGCATGATACTCAGGCTCTTTGCCCCATTCAATAACACACAGTCCTCTGTCATCATCACCAGCGTCTGCATAGTTGTGTGGAAAGCAGTTGCCAATATAAGTGATGTTGCCGTGGTTTTGTCTTTTGTGAAAGTGCCCTGTGTAAACTTGTTCACAGGCCCGAAACTGTTCACGTTTGACTTCACCGTGATCGGGCATCTGCACCATGGCGTTCATGTAAAAGTGAGGAAGTTCAAAGTGTCCAAATACATATTTGGTCTTTAGTTTTGGCACACGTTTGTAGTCATCACCTACCAACCAAGGTGCAATAGTTACATCACCTTCCGAGAACCAATCATTACAGATTCTAACATTGGGCAAATGTCTAGCCCACTCTACACTCTGTATGTCACGTTTGTCCCTATAGTACAAATCGTGGTTACCAGGGATAAAGTAGACCTGATCAAAGTTTGCGTTTAAATGCTCTAAGGCCTGCAGACTGTAGTTCAGTGTAACAATATTAATACTGGCACGGTTGTTGTGCCAGTCCCCCAGGAATAAAGCAGTTTCGCAGCCTTGGTCTCGTGCAGTCTGAGTAGCCCATTTGACAAAGTTCAAACAGTCTTCGTTATGCAGTTGACTGTTTGACTTTAAGCCAAAGTGTATGTCCGTGAACACGGCTGCTTTTTTGAATAGATTAGCCATCTATCTATTATAACTTCGTTTTTGGTCTACTGCAACTGGAAAAATTGTCATTCGTCGTAATATCCGCCACCACCACCAGTCATCATGCCCTGTCGTGTATAACTGGGGTTTAGGTTGTTCATTTCTAAAATGTCATCTCTGATATTTTGGTTACGTTTTTCAATGTTGAGCACACGAGTAAACGAGTTAGTAATTGCCGCAGTATAGTAAGCAAATGGGTTCTGACTCTTGCTTTCATCAAACTGTAAGCCAATTTGGCTTAACTGTAGCAGTGCCTGGCTACGCATTTCGTCGTTGTAAGTGTAGCCGCGCCAATTTGATCGAGTAGCATAACGCTCGCACAGTTTCATAAACATGTGTGCCAATTTGTTGGTCATTTGTCCATGCTCACGTGAAAATTCTCCCGACTCTAAATCGCCCCGCCAGTGACTTTTGCCTACCAGTACAGGTTCACCCTCGGCATCGACACGATAGTGATAAAACGGTGGAAAGTTTACTTTGACATACTTGTTATGTTTAGGATCTTCCTCGTCATACTCGGTGTGTGCTGGTTCGTCCTCATCGTCAACTAAGTCTTTAGCCTGTTGACGTGCTTTGTTAGTTTTGACTTCATCTAAGGGGATATGCTCCCAAGTCATTACACGAAACACACAGTCAGTTTGTGGGATTTTGGTATACTTAATTTCAAAATCTTCTAACTTTTGCTTTTGTCCTGTTTCTTTTACAGCCTGCTCATGTGCCAGTTTGGTCAAGCGTTCCGCCCTTGCACGGCGTGCAGCCACAATGTTTTTCTTATTGATTTTTTTGACACTGTCTACGATCATGTCAAAATTAGCAGCGTCTTGGTCCAAATAACTGCAATAGGTAGTTTTACTTTTGTGTATTTCTTTAAGAATATCTTTATTATTAAGGTAATTGTGTTTAATAACCGTTCTCCTTTATACTGTTATAATAGTAACATAGTTTTACTGGGTTGTCAATTCTTGAATGCAAAATTGGCATAATTTTTGGCGATAAATATTTTAAATCGGAATAATTATGGCAAATTTACAGCAAGGTCCTAGTAGTAACTCAGACAACACAGATCCATCTGGAGTTAGTCAAACTGCTGGGGTAGCACCACAACAACAGTTTGCATCAGGCGGAGATGCAAGTGCATTTCGTTTAAGTACCCTTGCAGAAGGCATTGTAAAAGGTGGAGCCTTTGCTTTGGAAGCCATAGCTGGTAGTGTATTTAACTTTAATTCTACTGGTGCGAACCCTAGTTCAATTGGTCCTGACGATGACTGGCGTGTGCGTATTAGTATGCAACCACAGACTGCTGCATTGTTTTATAATAATCCAGGTAATCCTATATTGTACCCGTTGAGTCAAACCAATGGTGTAGTTTTTCCTTATACTCCACAAGTAGATATTTCACACCAGGCTGATTACACAGCGCAACCATTAACACATAGCAATTATCAAAGTTACTTTTATGACAAAAGTTCAGTACAACGTATAAACATTACTGCTGATTTTACTGTACAAAATATTCAAGAAGGACAGTATCTTGCTGCAGTTATGCAATTCTTAAAAAGCACAACAAAAATGTTTTTTGGAAATAGTCAACTAGCAGGTACACCACCTCCAATGGTGTTTTTAGACGGATATGGTCCAGCAATTTTACCACACGTTCCTTGTGTAGTGACAGATTTTAGTTATACTATGCCTGGTGATGTAGACTATATAAAAATACCAGTTGGCGCCAGTTTGCAAAGCACCGCCGGCAATCCCATACAAAATAGTAATTATGCAGTACCAGCAAGACTGCCCACTGCTTGTACATTACGTATCGGACTACAGCCAATTTACAGCAAAAATAACGTGGCAAGAAACTTTACACTAGAGCGTTATGCTGCTGGAGGCCTGATACAAGATTCACGTGGCGCTAGGGGAGGATTTATTTAATGGCACGGTCTAGTTCTAAGGTTGAATACAACTCAACAAGTCCTTATTACAATACACCGGTTATTGGAGGATACCTGGATTTAGCAAACATTCCTAGCATTCCTAAACTGCAAGGTGATGTTATTGTTACTGTAAACAAGACTTATCAGTATCGGCCGGACCTATTAGCATATGACTTATACGGTGATCCTGGATTATGGTGGGTGTTTGCTGTAAGAAACCCAAATGTAATAAACGATCCCATTTTTGACATGCGTATTGGTAAACGTATTGCAGTACCTAAAAAAGAAACATTACAAGGTATCATTACATAATGGCTAACCTTTTTGATTTTAGTGCCGAGTTCGAAGGCGTCGATCAGGCAATTCAAGAACAAACAGGCGCAGTATATAATGAACCAGATCCATTTGTAATACCGTCAAGTCGAAACACGACATCTGTAGTGGAATCGTTTGGTGCAGAGAATTTCGTACCTACAGGTAGTCTTAGTCCTTACTTGGTAGATGAAGCAGCCCAAGCACAAGTTGATGAATCGTTTATTCAAGAAGCAGAAGGTTTAAATGCACAACAATCTGCTTTTTCTCCTAGTCTGGTATCCCCTACCACAAAAGAACCTGTTTATACAGTAGAAGTAAGAGGTACTGCACCAGCACAACAACCACTTGTAAATCCCTTGCACGATTTTGAAAGTTATACCTACAATTTAAGTTTACATGCAATCACAATTGAAAATTTCAATAATTTAACAGACAGCCCACGTGGATATATTCCAACCGATGTTTTAATTGCAGGCGCTGGGCGTTACAGTGATAACTTTAAACGCAATCGCTTTTTTGAAGAAGACTTTTATTTTGAAAATCTAAGATTAGAGTCTATTGTTAACACAAAAAAGACAAATAGATTTAGTAATGTTGTTAATATAGAGTTTACAATCATTGAACCCGGTGGGTTTACTCTTATTCAAAGGTTAATTAGTGCTTGCGAACTTCCTCGCAGTCAAGGAGGAGTAGGAGGCCAAAATTATCTTAAACAGCCTTTCATATTACAAATTGATTTTTATGGACAAGTCGATGGTAATATAGGTGCTGGTATTATACCTAATCAAACAAAATTAATTCCAATTAAGTTAGTTTCAATGAACACTAAAATTGGTACAAAGGGCACACAATATGATTTCGAAGCAGTCCCTTATAACCATAATGCTTTTGACCCAACAAAAATAAACTTGCCAGCAAATTTCACCGTTAAAGCAGCAAAAGTTTATGATATATTTGGTGATGGTGAAGTCACAACAGAATCCACAGCAGAATCGCAAGCACTACAAGACCAAATTGAAGCCAGAAATAATTATAGTGAAACGTATGGAGCTGCATTGACAGAAGATAATGAAGGGGCAGCAGCAGTTCTCGCAAACCAAGGAATCTACCAAACTAAGGTTACGCAAACACTTGGCAAAACAGGAATAGCGGCTGGATTTAACAGTTATTACAAGACGTTAGAAGAAAAAAATAATTTAAAATACGATAGAATTAAATTTAGTTTAGATCCTGAAATTGGAGACTCGTTAATTTATACATCAGGACCAACTAGTATTTCTAATGCTGCAGAAACTGGTAGCACTGAAACTGCCGCTCAACAAGCAGGCGGAGCAAATAAAGGAACTATTGCTTTTAATGCCGGACAGTTAACTATACCTGCGGGCACAAATATTCAAAGTGTGATAGAATGGGCAATTACTAATAGCGAATATATGAGCAAACAGATAATAGGAGTACAAGGCGCGGGTGATCCCAGCAAAGGTGTTGTAAATCAAAGTGCTGAAATACTTAAATTGGTAAAAATCGTACCAAGAGTTAAAATCAGAGAATACGATCCTACTAGAGCAAATTACAGTTATGACATAACTTATATAATTAGAAAATTCCTAGTTAATAGTAGGACACCAAACGCACCGCAAGGCAGAGTGCAAGGGTGGGTTAAAGAATACAACTACATTTATACCGGAGGTGTTAGTCCTTATACCGGTGATGTAGCAGTTAATAGAGACGTAATTAATCTTGATTTAGATTTTAACATGTTGTTTTATACAGCAATTACTGGATTTAGAGAAAAAAACAAACTGTTTACAACCGGCGCAACTCAAGCCAATGGTGCAGATGATTTACAGACAATATTGAATGAAAATGCCAGTGGGTTCGAAGGCGATCCGGGAAATACTCCTAGTACACAAACAACTAACCCAGCAAAGGCATTAGAAGATCTTGTTGAACGTGCAGAAGTTGTATACCAGTCTGGTAGTAAAAGAAATCAAACTAGAACAGGTGCCGGCCAAGCTGGCGTTCAAGCGAGTGCAGATATATTAAACAATCAACTTTCTGATGCTAGAGGTGATATGATCAACGTGTCACTTACTATCACAGGCGATCCCCATTGGATTAAACAAGACGACATTCTTTATAATCAAAATTTAGTTGGACAAACTAGTAGACTTACTCCTAATAACAGTCTTTACACTGACAGCGGTGAACTTTATGTTTACTTAAACTTTATGAGTCCCGTAGACTATGATGAATCAACCGGACTTGCTATACCTTTTGGATCTTCATATAATTACAGCCTTTTTTCTGGTGTCTACAAAGTTATAACTGTTACGTCGACGTTTAGAGGAGGAGAATTTCGACAAATATTAGAGTTGATTAGACTTCCCATTAGCGACCAGAATAGACTTAAAGAAGCACAGAGTGCATATAGACAGGCCTATGGTTTTGAAATTGGTACAGGACAAGGCGTAGCATTTCAAACAAGTCAACTTGCAGGTCAACGAATTTTTGGTACTATACTAAGTGGAGCACTTTTAAATGGAGGTGCTGGATTAGAAAGCCTTGCTGCTGCTGCAACCAAAAAAGTATTTGGCGAAGTACAAAACATTGTAGCAAAAGAAATTGGTAGATTAACTTCGGATATTTTCGATAGCAGCATTGCTGATAACGCAGCTGATGCTCTTTCTTCGATTAATTTTGATGACATCGGAGGCGTCAACGCTACATTCCAAGACCTTGGAACTGATCTTGTTAATAGTTTAGATTTCCTAGATGTTGAAGTAGGCGACCCTACGCAATTTACCAGTGATGTAGATTTCCTAGGCGACTGGTTGTGAAGATAATTAACTAATATGGCGCAACTACCTTATCAGAATAATAAGAAAAAACCAGAATGGAGTGAAAGTTCAAGCAGTATTTTCACTCCAACTATCGGTATCTACAAAGGTCTGGTTAAAAAACTAGACAACGGAACACGTAGTGGGCGCCTGTATGTATATGTTGAAGATCTAAGCACTGCCACTAGCAACGATCCCAGCGGTTGGATTCTAGTAGATTATGCTAGTCCATTTATGGGCAGAACATTAGGTCCTGCACAAAAAGGCGCAGTGACCAATACTACAAATACTTTCTTTACAACACAACAGAGTTATGGTTTCTTTATGACTCCACCGGACATTGGAAATTATGTGCTTTGTTGTTTTCCGGGCGGCAATAACCAAAGTGGTTATTGGTTTGCTTGTGTAAGTAACAGTCTTAGTAAACAAATGATACCCAGTATCGGTGGCCTGCCTTTAAGCAGAATTGATCCTGCCAGCGTCCCTCCAAATTTTTCAAGTTATCTCAGGCCAGGCCAAATCTATCCTGTAGGAGAATTTAATGAAAACACGCAACAAGTGTTTACATCTAACTGGGCTACTGCTACTCTTAAACCTCTACATATTCCACAGTTTACCAGACTACTAACACAGGGCCTAGATACAGACGCAAACGGAAGAGGAGTAATTAGCAGTAGTATACAACGTGACCCAGTAAGCGGAGTTTTTGGTTTTAGTACTCCTGGCAGACCTACAAACGATCCTGCAAGTGATCCAGATTTAAATGTAAAATTAGCATCGGGTGAAATAGATCCTGTAAACTTTGTTGCAAGTAATAGAGTGGGTGGTCACAGTCTCACAATGGATGACGGTGATTTATACGGCAACAATAACGTTGTAAAACTAAGAACTAGTGCTGGCCACCAAATATTCATGAATGACACAGATGGATTCATGTATATTGCCAACAGTAATGGTACTGCCTGGGTTGAACTTACTAAAGAAGGAGATGTTCTAGTTTACGGGCAGCGTGATATCAGTATTCGTAGCCGAGGTAACTTAATGATGCACAGTGACCGTAGCATTATGATGAATGCTCGCGGCGCCATAGACTTAAAAAGTCAAGCACTGAGAGTAGAAAACACAGCAACAATTATAAACTCAGAACAGGCAATTCAAAATTACGCTCAACAAATTTCGATAAATGGAACCAGCGGAGTAAGCGTTTATGGTAGCAAAGCCAGTATTACAGGTCTGGGTGGCTTGAGTCTGACAGGATTTCCTATTAGTATGAATAGTGGGACACCAGGCCAGCCACCACAAGCACCTAAAACGTTAAATCAATATCAACTACCAGATACTAGTTTTGTCCAAGGCCAAGGATGGGCAGCAGTTGATGGAGTGCTTCCATCAATTGCATACAGAGTTCCTACACATGAACCTTATGTTAGAGGAAATGTTGCAGCACTAATCCAACAACAAGAAGAAATATTTTCTGGAGGTACTGCTACTGTAGACGGAAATCAGGAAAATCAGATTAAATCGGTGAGTAGAGCAAACCTTAAACCCGGTATAGATGCTGCAAATATTTTAGGAATATCACAAGGTTCAGCAGCACCCACGGCAAATTATATTACTCAGCCTTCTACATTGTCATTGGGCGATTTAAATAGCACTCAACTGAGAGCATATTCTGCGCAGGTAGGATATAATGCCAGCGGATCAGCATACGATGCTTACGACAGTCAAGGTCGCTTAGGGAAATATCAGATATCCCCTCAAGAATTAGTTAACCAAGGCTTTTTAAAACCCGATACTCCAAGAACCTTGGACGGAGTTAATAACCCTAATAACTGGACAGGTAAATTCGGTACAACAAGTGCTAATACTTTTTTCCAAAATACGCCATTACAGGATGCTGTAATGTACCAATATACTCAAAGCAACTATTCTAAATTACAAAATATAGGCTTGATTGATTCCAGCAGTTCCTCAGATGAGATTGCTGGATTATTAAGTGCTTCTCATTTTAGCAACCCAGAAACTGTTTCAGTATGGGCAACTAAAAATCAAGATTTATCAAACACAATTGCTAAAAATTACAATAATGGAAGATATAGTCAGACACAGGTTACTGTTTTAGAAGCCAGCGACCGAAGCAAACAAATTGCTTCGACCACTCCAACAGCGTAATAATCTCGATAAATATTCATATGCCTATTCTATACAAAGGATTTAGTACAGTTGGTCGAAAAAAACATTTTCGCTTGACAGACTTTGAACTTGTAAAACAGGACCTTACAAACTATTTTAATATTCGTAAGGGTGAAAAACTGTCTAATCCTGATTTTGGAACTGTAATTTGGGACACTATCTTCGAACCATTAAATGAAGATACAAAAGCCGTAATAATGCAGGATATAAAACGTATTATCGGATATGATCCCAGAGTAGCAGCACAGAATGTCATTGTTACTGAATATGATAGAGGCATTCAAATTGAAATAGAATTAATTTATGTGCAGACAAATCAAGTCAGCACTTTACAACTGCAATTTGACGAACAAAGCAGAACTGCTTATCAGTTCCAATAAAACCCCGGTTTTTCCAACCAGATAAATATCTAAAACGGAACAAGTATGGCCACTACCACGAGACAAAGCAGTTTATTAGTCAATCAAGATTGGACTAAGTTGTATGAAAGTTTCAGAGCAGCAGACTTTCAAGCCTATGATTTTCAGACCTTACGCAAAGCCATGCTGGACTACTTGCGTTTGTATTACCCAGAAGATTTCAACGATTATACAGAAAGCAGTGAATATATTGCCCTTGTTGATCTTATTGCTTTTATGGGCCAAAGTCTTGCATTCCGCACAGATTTAAATGCCCGTGAAAACTTCATTGACACTGCTGAACGCAGAGATAGCATTTTAAAACTAGCCCGCCTTATTAGTTACGTTCCAAAACGTAATCAAACTGCCACAGGATATTTAAAGTTTGATAGCATCCAAACTACAGAATCTCTATTTGATAGTAGCGGCCTGGATATTAGTAATTCGGTAATTGCTTGGAATGACAGCACAAATCCTAATTGGTACGAACAATTTGTTACGATTTTAAACGCTGCTATGCCCACAAGTCAAAGTGTAGGTGAACCATCTAATAGTGCCACAATTGGTGGAATATTAACAGACGAATATAATGTAAACGTGCCAACCAATACTCTTCCTGTTTTTAAATTTAATGCAACAGTAGAAAATGCAAATTTAGGATTTGAAATTGTTAGTGCAACTAGTGCAAATCGAAGTTACGTATATGAAGCAAGTCCCGCACTAGGTCAGCCTTTTAATATTCTTTACAGAAATGATAGTTTAGGTAACGCCAGTAACAATACTGGTTTCTTTTTTTACTTCAAACAAGGCAATTTACAAAATCTAGATTTTAATTTTAACGAAAGTATTCCAAACAATTTAGTTAATATTAATACTAACAACGTTAACAACACAGATGTTTGGTTATACCAACTTAACAATCTAGGTGGGATACGTGCCGAATGGAGCAAGGTACCTAGTGTAAATGGGTTTAACATCATTTACAATAATAACGCAGCAAAAACTAGTTTCCAAGTTACTACACGAGTAAATGATCAAATTGATTTAGTTTTTGGTGATGGAACATTTAGTGCTATCCCAACTGGAAGATTTAGAACATATTTTAGAACCAGCAGTGGATTAGAATATAAAATTACACCCAACAATTTAAGAAGTATCAATATATCTATTCCATACGTAAGCCGCAAAGGTAGATTAGAAACATTAACTGTTGTTGCAAGTTTAAAATATACTGTAGCAAATGCAGTTGCAAGAGAAAGCAACACAGAGATTAAAACAAAAGCACCACAACAGTATTATACACAAAATCGTATGGTAACTGGGGAAGATTATAACATTTTTCCTTACACAAATTACAGCACCATAAGCAAAGTAAAAGCAGTAAACCGTAGTAGCAGTGGTGTTAGTAGGTATTTGGATGTGTTAGATAGCACAGGCAGGTATAGTAGCACAAATATTTTTGCTGATGATGGTGTGTTATACCGAGAAGAAAGTACAAACAGTTTTGATTTTACCTGGAGTACAACTTCCGATATTAATCGAATTATTCAAAATAATATTCTACCTATTATCAGAGGAAAACCTTTATTACACTTTTATTATGACAAATTTTTAAGGTTCGGCCTTACTAGTTATTATTGGAAACGCAGCACAGTAGGATCGGGATCCAGTACAGGATATTTTGTAACTGCATCTGGTGGCTCAATTGCTGCTCAGGTAGGTGCAGGAACAACAGGCAATCCTTCATATGTAACTGAAAATAGCATTGTAATTTTTAGTCCAGGTGCAGGAAATTATTTTAATGCAGAAAACTATATTACTCCTATACCTGCTTCGGGCGTAATTCCTCAAAACGGCCGTACCGAACTTTATGTTACTATTACACGCCTAATAGGAAATGGCACACAAGGTAATTTAAGTGATGGATCTGGACCTATTGCGTTAAGTCAAAATGTTCCAAATAACGCACAGGCGATCACAGTTATTCCTGCGTTTAGCAATAGTTTTAGCGCCTCATTGATAGCCAGACTAATTCAACTGATTTCTTCATATAGCGAATTTGGAATTAGGTACGATCAAGAATTGCAAGCATACGCAATTGTTTCTGCACAAGATATAGACGCCGCCAGCGAATTTAGCCAAACAAACCAAGGTAGTGAACTAGGTATTAACAATGACAGTAGTTGGATAATGAACTTTACATTGAACGCTACGACTTATAGTGTACAAACCCGTCAACTTAGTTATATCTTTCAAAGTGTAAGTGAAACTAAATTTTATTTTGATGATAGTTTTAAAATATTTGACTCAACTACAGGATTAACTGTGAATGACAATGTCAATGTACTAAAAGTTAACGGAAACCCTGATACAGGAGCACCTTATACCAATAACTATCCATGGTATATCTATGGACAGATTGCAGAAAGTGATGGCTATGTTGACAATAGTAAAGCATTAATTACTTTTTCAGACTTTGATGATGATGGAGTCCCAGACGATCCCGATATTTTTAATACTATTGTTCAGCCCGACACAGACCCATTGGAAAAATTTATCTACTTACAAAAAGTTTACGGATACGAAAGTTTTGTTACTTACAATATATTAGATAAATCCTTGGTAGATTCGGGGTACGCAACTGAAGATGATATTTTACCTAATGTTAACAATTATCCTTTGGGACAAATTTTCTATGCAACAACTGAAGAAAACTTTTACGTATTGGGCGGCACAAATACAAATAGAACACTGACTTTATCTAACGATTATTTGGCACGAACTGGAAGACAAGGTTTGTATTTTCAATATAGACACAACGCACCAGCAACAAGAAGGCTTGATCCAAGCCCAAATAATTTAATTGATCTTTACATCTTAACTAAAGAATACGAAAATCAATATAGAACTTGGGCTTTGGATACAACAGGAACCGCCACTGAACCTGATGAACCAGATAGTGAGACATTACGATTATCTTTTCAAGACTTAGAAAATTATAAATCTGTCAGCGATGCAATCATTTATAATAATGCTCAATTTAAACCATTGTTTGGATCTAAGGCAAGACCAGAACTGCAAGCAACCTTTAAAGTAATTAAAAATCCTAACCTTAATCTTAGCGACAGTGAGATAAAAAGTCAGGTACTAACAAGTATTAATAATTATTTTGCTGTAAACAACTGGGACTTTGGTGAAACTTTCTATTTCACTGAGTTAGCAACATATATTCAACAAGGACTTGCTCCTGCTATTAACAGTATAATCATTGTACCAAATAGTGATAGTCAGACTTACGGAAGTTTGCAACAAATTAGTAGCCAAGCAAATGAAATTTTAATTAGTGTTGCTACTGCACAGAATATAGAAATAATCACTAGTATTACTGCTGCTCAACTCAACCTCGAAAATCAAGCGGTAAATACTATTATTAATTAAAAACTGGCATGGCAATAACTAAAACTTTACCTTTCCTTCCTAGTGTTTTCCAAACCGAGACTAACGATAAGTTTTTAAGCACTACCCTTGATCAGTTAGTGACGGAGCCAAATCTCGTTCCTATTAATGGATATGTTGGCAGAAAGTTTACACCAGGTTGGTCTGGAATAGAATCTTACGTAAGAGAACCAAGTGGGGTTAGAGCAGATTATCAACTTGAACCAACCACAGTTGTTAAAAATGCTGCAGATGCAGACTCTGTTGAATTTTATAACACTTATCCAGAATTGCTGCAAAAAATTCAAGAACTTGGGGGCAACGTTGCAGATCAAGATAGGTTATTTACTAGTCAATTTTATACATATGATCCTAAAATAGACTATGATAAGTTTGTAAATTATAGTCAATATTATTGGTTACCTGCCGGCCCTGATTCTGTAACTGTAAGTGCTACTAATATTGCAACTTCAAGGACATATTACGTTTATCCTGAAGACAACATTAATGTTTACCGATTTAGCAGCGAAAGCAATGTTGGCAATCCTGATATTATTGTTGTAAGAGAAGGAACGTATCAGTTTGTTGTAAATCAGCCCGGCAAAAAATTCTACATTCAAACAGAACCTGGTTTAAGCGGAAGACAAACAAATAATAATAATTTAAGTTCTAGAGAGATCGAAGGTGTTACTAACAACGGTGATGATGTTGGTACAATTACCTTTAATGTTCCTATAAGTACTGCCCAAGACAATTTCTTAAATGCAACAAATGTTGCAGATGTCGGGTTTGTAACAAATTTAAAATATAGCCAAATTGACCAACAACTGTTAAGCACAGTTGCTGCATTGGGTGGTATAGATGGTGTAACTGCGAACACATTACTCGATGGCCAAAGTTTAGTTTTTGGTACTTATTACAGCGACAGTGCAGATTGGGATAGCGGTAGCGGTCCTGTTAGTGCAGGACTACGCTATGGAGTTTGGGATATTACTTTAACACCAAGTGGCGGAGATTACTTAATTAGTTTAAGTTCAGGAACTGCCATACCAACAGGTAATAAAGTTACAATTTTAAGTGGTCTAAATTATGGTAATACAGAATGGTACAAAAATACATCAGGTTATCTGAGTCAAGTTCCTGTTATTACTGCACCATTTGACACGTTGTATTATCAAGACAGTGAGGATGCAGAACAATATGGTCGTATTCAGATCCTTAGTGCAGTAACAAAAACAATAGATGTTAATACAGATATTATTGGTAGAAAAAATTATATTAGTCCAAATAAAATTACTTTTACTAACGGACTTAAAATTAAATTCGATAATACCGTAACACCTGAAGTTTACAGAAACAACGAATACTATGTAGAAGGAGTTGGCGATTCAATAACTCTTACTCCGGTAGAATGGTTAAGTGTTTTTTATAGTTCTAGCCAAGAAAATTTTAGCCCAGTTGTTCGTTTTGTAGGTACTACAACTTATGCAAATTTAAATCAATCGAGAACACAACTAAGCATCGAAAGTAATGTTGATCCTTATACTGCAAATATTTCAACAGATTATGCCAGTTCAGGAGAAAACCGAAACAACATTTTCTCCAGCAACTTAAGTTTTCAATTTCCTTACAGAGGTGGGTTTAATACTGTTGGAGATAACGCTGACAATTTATTTCGAACAGGGACAATAGGTATGTCTTTGGTAGGAATACCATTTTATGGTCCAACCAATGAAGCATATATAGAAGGTAAAAATGCAACTTCGTGGCACTACAATTCCCCATATGTTAAAATTAATGGACAAGATACCTATGGTGGTTATCCTGATTCAAATGGCATTTACCACTACAACGACAGCACGTTCATTACTGCAAATGCTTGGGGAAATGTTGCTGGCCTGGGTAGCAATCTGTATGTGGAAACTGACGGGCATAGCACACTATTAGGGTATGCTATAGACGGATATCCCATATACGGACCTTACGGGTATTCCAATCCTATGGATAAAGATAGCGGCGCAGTATTAATGGTAAGCAGTTATCAAGCAGATGATGGTGCTTCTTATAGGCCTTTATCTAAACTGGTTACTGTTACTGCTAACAACACTTCTGGGTCTAATATAACACTAAATTCGACTTTTGAACTTGAGCCCGGCATGAGGCTTACATTTAGTTCTAATGCTAGTATAACAACCCCAGACGAGTACTGGATTGTTGCTGCCGGCCAACAATCCAGCGTCGGCCTTCCAAATAATAATTTAGGATTAAATCAGATCCAATTAAACAAAGACCTAATAATTTATGCAAATACAGACATACAATTTGGCTTTCCTTCTGGTTCATTCATTGAGGATTATACGTACCAAGAAGGATTGGGTTCATTAGATAGGTTTAATGGTAGATATTGTGTAACGCCCGACTATCCCAACGGGACCTATGCATACTTCTCGACTCAAGACACAACGGGTGTACCCACATACCCTTATTTTGTCGGACAAAATTTCTATGGTAGTTTGGATATTAGTGATATCAATCAATTGACTGAACCAGACTATATTACCATTGATAGATCGAGTAGGGACCAAAATCCGTGGAGTAGACGCAACCGTTGGTTTCATAAAGAAGTTCTTGCACAAACAGCAAGTTATAACGGAACTTCATTGATTAGTTTAGACACTTATCAAAGAGCACAAAGACCTATTGTTGAGTTTATTCCTAATTTACAGTTAACTAACTTTGGCAATCTTGCACTAATACCTGTTGATATTTTTGATACCACGATTACACAACCATTCAGTGCAGTAGAAGGGGTCACTGGTATTTTCTTAGACGGTGTCAGGATCGTCGATGGTATGCGTATTATTTTTGCCAACGACATTGATCCGTTAACACGAAACAGGATTTATGTTGTACGCTATGTTGACCAAGACGGTATTCCTTCAACTGCTCCTATTTTAACACTAAAACTAATCGTAGCCTATGACGGCATCCCTGATCCAGGCGAAACTGTTAGTGTTCTGAATGGTGTTAGTAACGGTGGTAAAAGTTATTGGTTTAACGGTGGCCAGTGGGTAGAAGGTCAGGTAAAGACTGGACTTAACGTTGCGCCTTTATTCGACATTTTTGACGAAGATGGTAATAGTTTCACTGATAGGGACATTTATCCGTCAGTGAATACTGCAACAACATTTGACGGAACAAAACTATTCAGTTATCGAGAAGGAACTGGTACAGATGACAGTGTTCTTGGGTTTCCTTTAAGTTACAGATCACTTAACAATCAAGGTGATATAGAATTTGTAAACAACTTTGATGTTGATACTTTTGGTTACACCACAGATGGTGTCACAGAAGTAATAAAAAATATTAGTTTAGGTTATATTCATCGGAACAATGTTGATGGTACAACTACTAAATTAACATGTTGGAATACAGTAGTAGAAAACACTAAACAATATCAAATTTTTAGTTATGAATTTGATGGAATAAACAACGATTTTAGTTTTGATATTGCGCCAAGTCAAAACACTGCTATTCCTAACCTACAAGTTTTAGTAAACTTTAAAAATCTGCAACAAACACAATATCAGGTAGAAGTAAGGCCAAATAATCAAAGATCAATTTCTATCAATAATAATCTTTTAAAATCTGGAGATAAGATAGATATTAAAGTTTACAGTACCCAAGTGTCTTCGCTTGGTTATTTTCAAGTACCTGATAATTTAAATTTCAATGTACAGAACGAAGTAGTTTCTTACCCTACGTTAGGACAAATTAGAAACCATGTAGGAAAACTTGTAAGAAGTAGCACACAATTTATAGGCGGGTATCCGGGCACTAGCAACCTTCAAGATTTGAACTTGACAGCATATCCTGGGGAAATACTACAACAAAGTAGTCCTATTAGTTATGCCAGTATGTTCTTAGTTGACAAAGACTTCAATTTTGTCAATAGCATTTATAATGCACAACAAGAGTATACCAGATTTAAGAATAAGTTTTTAAGTATTGCGACCAGCACCAATCAAATTGACTATAACGATCCTGTTTCTGGTGTAAACTACATTCTGAAAGAAATTAACAAAGTAAAAAATGATACTTTTCCTTGGTTTTATAGTGATATGGTACCATATGGCGACAATGTTAATGTAATATCCTATACTGTTTTTGATCAATTACAAACCAACTATGAAATTACAACAACATTTAGCCTAAGTACACTGAGTAACCAGGCTATACTTGTTTACTTAAATGGTGTTCAGTTACTCAATGGGTATGATTATACTTTCTTAGCATCAGGTCCTGGCATTGCTTTAAGTTCTAATCTTTCAAGAAGTGTCGGAGATACATTAAAAATATATGAATATAGAAATACAGACGGAAACTATATTCCAGAAACACCAACTAAATTAGGCCTTTATCCAAAGTTTAAACCTGAACTAGTGGCAGATAGTACTTATAGAACACCTATCTATGTAATAGTTGGCCACGACGGCAGCAGAACCCCAGCATTTAATGATTTTAGAGATACCTATCTATTAGAATTAGAAAAAAGAATCTATAATAATATTAAACAGGAATACAACGAAGATCAACTAAGCATCTACAACAGCATGCCTGGCAAGTTTAGAACTAATGATTATAGTTTAACAACTTACAATAGAATCATTAGTCGCAGTTTCCTGTATTGGGCAGGACAAAATAAAGTAGACTATAGCACAAACACAACTTACAACTCGGAAGATCCATTTACTTGGAACTATAGGACGGCTAAAGACAGCGACGGAGTATTTTTGCCAGGCAGTTGGCGTGCTTGTTACGAGTATTTTTACGATACTGTCAGGCCACACACAAATCCGTGGGAAATGTTGGGATTCAGCGAACGTCCTGATTGGTGGGTATCTACTTACGGTCCTGCACCTTATACCAGTGGCAACACAATACTATGGACAGACTTAAAGAACGGATACATTGCTGGTGGCAGTAGACAAGGATACGATACAACGTTTGCAAGATCCACATTACTAAGCATTATACCGGTAGATGCCCAAGGAAATCTGCGTAGTCCTATTGAAATACTTACTAACAATTATGATATTTCCAATATGGATGAAAATTGGAGTGTAGGCAATTGGGGTCCTGGTGAGTATGCTTGGAGGACTAGTAGTGATTGGCCTTATGCTCAGCAGATAGTTATGGCATTGACCAAGCCTGCCCAGTATTTCGCATTAGGGATTCAGAAAAACAAATATGTTTACAGTTCAGTAATCAATCAGTACACTGTAACTGACACAAATTATAGACTGACACCATCAGATGTAGATATAAACGGAGACCAAGATGCCGATGGCAGTATTATCCGTTCTGCCGGATATTTAAATTGGATAAACGATTATCAAGTCAGTAATGGAGTATTGACAAAAACAAAACTTAATAGGTACTTGCACGATTATAAAATAAATCTTGCTTACAGAATGGCTAGTTTTAGTGATAAGAAACTGCTAAAAGTTTTAGCGGATCAGAACAGTCCTAGTAGCGTGAATAGTTCAGTTATTATTCCAGATGAAGATTACGAATTAATTTTAGGTAAATCTACTCCTTTAAGTAAAATAAAATACAGTGCAGTAGTAATTAAGAAAGTAGCCACTGGATTTGAAATTAACGGATATGATAGATCAAATCCAGTGTTTAACATTGTTGCCCCAAATATTGATAACGAATCGGATGTTATAACTGTTCTTGACCGGCAAGTCCAATATTTTACTAAGTTTAGAAATTATCGATTGACGATCCCTTACGGTACAGTTTTAACAACTATTCAAGACGTTGCTAATTTTATAGCAGGATATGAAAGATTCTTACTATTGCAAGGATTCTCATTTGACTACTTTGATGAAGATCTGGGACAAATAAGAAATTGGCAATTAAGTACAAAAGAATTTATATTTTGGACTCAACAAGGCTGGCCTGTAAATTCTGTAATAGTTTTAAGTCCATTTGCAGAAAGAGCAAAGATCAGAACTAGGAACGCTTTTGTAGAAGCCATAGAAAATAGTTACTATGGTACCAAAGTAATGGATCAGAACTTTCGTATTCTTGATAATGACACATATACCGTTAGAAGAGATCCACAACAGTTTTATTTAGAAATTGATGACATTAATAATAACAACTCTAGACTAATCGGTTATATCGAGTGTAATCTTATCCAAATTGAAAATGTATTGATTTTTAACAATACAACTCAATTTAATGACATTATTTACAATCCTCAGTCCGGAGAGCGTCAGTATAAACTAAAACTTATTGGACAAAAAACAGGCGAGTGGACAGGAAGTCTTTATGCGCCAGGATACATTTACAATGAGCCAGGCGTACCCGAATGGAGACAAAATAAAGACTACCTTAAAGGTGACCTCGTTGAATACAAAACCTTTTATTATGCTGCAAAAGAAAATGTGCCCGGATCAGTAGAATTTAATTTTACTGATTGGAATCCAGTTGATAAAGATGCAATAAAAACAGGTCTTTTAAAGAACTTTAGTTTCAACGCTGGTCAGTTCACTGATTTTTATGACACTAACAAAGTTAACATCGAGTCAGAAGATGACCAATTGGGTTTCGGATTGATTGGCTTTAGAAGTAGGTCTTATCTAAGCAATTTTGGTGTTAACGACGCAAGTCAGGTTAAGTTATACCAAGGCTACATTAAGCAAAAAGGAACAAGGAATGCTATTAATTCATTGGCACAAGTAAGTCAGGATCCTTATACACCTACAGTAGGTGTTGATGTAAACGAACAATGGGCATTCAGAGTCGGTAGTTATGGTGCTTTAGAAACTAATCAAGAAGTTGAAATAGTTTTGGATGAAAGTTATTTCCTAAGCAATCCAACAAGTTTGACCGTAAATCCCAATAACTCGATTACCTACAGTAGTATTTACACACGGCCCGATGACTTATATAGGACAACAACTATACCTTTTTCTAGTCCGTTTTTATTAACAAGAACAGACAATACACCTAGAACTGATGACATACTGACTGCTGGATTTCCTAACATAGAAGATGTAGACTATACATTATTCAACTTAAATGACCTTAGCACTCTCAACGCTAATATTAACCAGATTGGATCAGGAACAACTATTTGGGCCGCAGTAGACTTTAACAAGGACTGGAATGTTTATTATGTTACCAGTATCCATGCTTCTGTAATTGAAATTGGAAATGCACTCAATGGCCGAGTAAGTTGTTTAACAAGTGGATTTCATAATTTAAGTAAAAATGATGTAATAGTGTTACAAAATGCTGAACAATTTTCAGGATTTTATAAAGTTTTAGAAGTAAATGGATTGAACTCATTTACTATTGAAACAGATTTAGATCTTAACGGGTTTAGCGGAGCAAGTGTAGATGCACCAGCCTATAAGTTGCAATCTTTAAGATATGACTATGCAACACAAATTAATTCTTGGACTCCAATAGACGGTTGGGCCGTTAATAGTAAAATCTGGATTAACAAGAATACAATAGATAGCGAATGGGGTGTCTACAATAAGACTGAGCCGTGGAGTGCCAACGTTAGTTTACCACAAAGCCAGTATTTTACAAATGGCTTGTTTGGTTCTAGTTTAAAAATTAGTACAGATAATAATTTTGTAATTGTTGGACAACCGGGATATAATGGAAATATCGGATCTGCTGTAAACTATAAAAAATCTGGAAGCGGGTCACTAAGTCTTGACAGAACTATTACAGGATCTTCTAGTAACTTGCGGAGTTTTGGATTTAGTTTAGAAAGCCAAAACAATGTTGTTGCAGTCGGCGCACCAGATTCTGGAACAAACGGAGAAGGTTATACTTACATTTACACTAGAGATTTTACAGGAGCATTGGCCTTAAATCAGATACTAAGTGCAAGTAATGTAGACACAAGAAAATTTGGTTACAGTGTTGCAATGAGTTCTGACTACCAATGGCTCTATGTGGGCGCCCCAGACACTGATCAGGTAATTGTTTACGGCTGGGATTCTTCAGTTGAAGAAGAAGTTGATACATTAACTGGAGACGGTAGTACTAGTTTTACGCTGACTTTTGATCCTGCAGGCACCGAACTAGTTACAGTTAGTAACACGACAACAGAGTTTGTTCCTTATAGAGATTTTACAGTAAGTACCTTTGGGATTACATTCACTGCTAATACATCGGTCGATACATATGTTGTTAGACAACTCGGCCCTGGCTATAGAGAAATTACTACAATAAGCGGAACTGCAAACACTAGTTTTGGTTTTAGTGTCGCTACGAGCACAGAAGGAGCACAGGTTGTTGTAGGTGCCCCCACTTCTAATGTAACTGTTGGTAATACAAGTCTTCAAAGCGCAGGAACAATTAGTGTTTACGATAGATCTATCGAAAAGTTTGTTGCTATTTCTGGCCAAACAGATTTTGGAGGTGTGCGTAATCCAGTAAGCATTACCAAAGTATATATAGGAAGTGAACTACAAGTTAATGGTATTGATTACATTTTTTCAGGAGCAATCTGTCAGTTTGTAGTTGCGCCTGGCGCCGGCAAAATTATTACAATTGAAACAGACGAATTTAATCAAGTTGAAGAAACCGCAGCCGACTCACCACTAGCGGAAAACCAGTTTGGCTATAGTGTTGATTTATGTTCTTATAATTGTAGCATTTATGCAGGAGCACCTTATTATAGCAGTAATGAAGCAGCAGGAAAATTTCAAACTGGTGCAGTTTATCGTTTATTGAATCAAGGACGGATTTACGGTAATATAACTGGCGAGGTACAAAATCCAACAGTAACATCTGCTGACAGCATTAGACTAAATGATTATGAAGTAATTTTTACTGGTTCATCGCTCACACAAGTAGTATCTGATATTAATAATAAACAAGTTCCTGGAGTTACTGCTTCTAACGCCAATGGATACCTTAGTATTGTAAGTAGCGGAACAATTTCTACTGACAAACTTCGTGTATTACCGGGCACCGGATCTGCACTAACTGATTTAGGATTAGATGTATTCCCGCAAACTGAAATTATTTTAAACCCAACAAACTTTGCATTTGACCAGTTCGGCCAACGTGTGCTAATAGATAATACCAGCGAAAGACTTGCTATCGGTAGTACAGAAGCGATTACTATTGCAGACACCACATTTGATCTTGCAACTTTTGAAACAATTTTTGATGCCAATGGCACAAGATTTAAGGATGAAGTGGATTCTGGCGCCGTGTGGATCTTTAATTTACTAAGTGATAGTAGAGAAAATATTGACAATCCAAGCCAATTTGCTTACGTTCAACAATTAAAACCAAGTAATATAACATCCCCTGATTTTAATATTACTGAAGGCATGAAATTTGGAAGTGCTTTTGATTTACAAAATCAAAAAATCTACGTTGGTGCAAAGAATGAAAGCACATTCGAAACGAACGCAGGCGCAGTGGCATTATTTGTTAATCCAGATAATTTGTACGGTTGGGATCTGTATAGGTACGAAGAAGCAAAAATTGATACTACAGCCCTTATTAAGAGTTACACATACAGTGCTGAAAATCAGTTAATTATAGATAATTTAGATTTTATTGACCCAGTTAAAGGAAAGATTCTTGGTGTAGCTGAGCAAGATATTACATACAAAGTTGACTACGATCCAGCAGTTTATAATAATGGAACATTAGATACTGTTAGCATTGACCCTGAATTTTATTGGACAGATAAACGTGTTGGACAAGTTTGGTGGGATCTGAGCACAGTACGTTTTCTTGATTACGAGCAAGGCTCGGTACTATACAGGACAACAAACTGGGGCAGAGTTTTTCCTGGAAGTAGTATTGATGTCTACGAATGGGTAGAGAGTGATTATCCACCGAGTCGTTATGTAGAAACAGGTGGCGACGGCGAGCCTAAGTATCCAGACAACAGTGCTTACACAACAATTTCATACGTTGATCCGCAATCTAACACAACTCTAGTTAGGTATTATTACTGGGTTAAAAATAAAACAAATGTAACTGCAAACTTATTTGGTAGGACAATACCTACAACTTCTATTGCAGGATACATTAGTGATCCAAAATCTAGTCTTATTCCTTACTACGCAGCAATAAGACCGGATTCTGTGTCTCTTTACAATGTCCAAAACAAGACTGTAGGTAGAGACACAATTTTTCATTTAAGTTATAAGACAGCAGACAATACTGCCATAATTCACAGCGAATATGCGCTGGTATCTGAAACTGGCGGAAATGAGAATTTAATTCCTAATTCTATATATAACAAATTAGTTGACAGTCTTGCAGGATTAGATAAATTTGGAAACCCAGTTCCTGATCCTGCACTTGGTGTACAAGAACGCTACGGTATTGATATTAGACCAAGGCAGAGCATGTACATTGAAAGAGAATCTGCAGTAAAAACTTTTGTTACTTTTGTTAACAGTGTGTTTGCCAAGTACTTAATGAGTGAAGGTTATAATTTATCTTTACTTAATGGCAGTGTATTAACAGCAGGCGGTAACGGCGAAACTATTCCCGATTCTAATTCTGGGGCCTACAATTTAACTGTAGATACTTACGACGAGCTAACTTATATTAACATCATTATTCAACCAGTTGGCTATAAAGTTCTTGTTTTAAATGATAGGACAGTTAGTAACCTTTGGACAATATATACAAAACAGTCCGACAACACGTGGTTGTTAACTGACGTTCAGAGTTATAGAACAAGCGATTATTGGCAGTATATAGATTGGTATGCTCCTGGATTTACAGCAAAAACTGTTCCAAATTATACAATCAATACTTTTGCAGATTTATCGACTTTAACACAATTGCGTTCTAAAGATATTGTAAAAGTTCTAAACAATGGACAGAACCAATGGGTCTTATTGCAAATATTCCCTAACGTTGTAACTACAGTCGGTGTTGAAAATGGTACTATAAAGTTTTTAGACAGCTTGTGGGACTTACCTAACAACGCTATGAGTTATGACAACGACTTATTTGACGGCGCAAGGTATGACCAAAACCCAAGTTTAGAGATAAGGCAATTAATACAAGCAGTCAAACAAGATTTATTTGTAAATGAACTGGGCCCAGACTTCTTAGAATTATTCTTTGCTTTAATTTATAAAGCCTTACAAGAACAAAAGAGTTTGGATTGGGTCTTTAAGACTAGCCTAGTTGATATTGTACAAAAAATAGACGGTTTAAACCAACCACAAATCTATTTTAAAGATGACACCGATTTTTACTTAGATTATATTGAGGAAGTAAAACCCTATCATACAAAAGTCAGGGAATTCATTGTAGACTATCAAGGCAACGATAATTGGACCGGTTATACCACAGACTTTGATGTACCATCATACTACGACCCAGTATTTCAGCAATACAGAAGTCCTACAAGCGACTATGCACAAGATATAAATGCAAGAAACAATTTGTTGCAGTACAAAGATTGGAGAGACAACTATCAATACTACATTGAAGAAATTACTGTAGCAAATGGGGGATCAGGATATACAAGTACTCCTAACGTAACAGTAACAGGCAGTAATATAGGAAATGATGCAGTAGCAAGGGCATTGATCACTAATGGAGCAGTTACACGCATTGAGGTATTATACCCAGGCTCTAATTATGTCTTACAACCCAATATTACAATTTCAGGAGGCAGCGGATCTGGCGCCACAGCATACGCTATAGTAAAAAATGATGTTACTAGAAAACTAAAAACTACTTTAGCGTATGATAGAATTACATACGGTTCTGAAGTATTAGTATGGACTGCTAATACATCTTATAGTGCCGGCAACATTATTACCTATTCAAACGTTGCCTATCAAGCCACGACATCATTTACTTCAGGATCCACATTTAGCGGTACAAACTTAGAACTCTATGATGGAAATAGATTTAGAACTGCCAATGACAGGATTCAAAGTTATTACGTAGCCGAAACCGGCCAACCTGGAAAAGATTTTGGACTATTACAGACAGGTATAGACTATCCTGGAGTCGGCGTCGAAGGCCCATTATTTACTGATGCGGGCGGCTTCGATATTGGAAACTTTGATTCGAGTGCTTTTGATGCTCTGCAAATTGATGCAGACGGTACTTATATTATAAGTGAAACCATACTAGATACTACGATTACAAGTGATTATACCGACACTAGTTTAGGAACTAAACCAGAAGATATTCTAGTAGACGGTGGTCCTTACATCAGTGAACAAGTTTTAGAATGGCAGGCCAATACTTATTATCCCCGAGGTACAGTAATTAAGAATGACGGTGCTTACTACATATCTAATGTAGGAATAACAACAGGTAGTTCTTTTAGTATAGACAACTTAATGTTATACCCATTAAATCCATACAGTGCATTTGGTTCTCATGCTCCAGAGGAATTAATACCTGGGCGTGTATTTGATACCTTAGACCTAACAGTATATACACTAGCAGTGGGCGGCACAACTTCCGGGTATCAAACCTGGGTTAATGCAACTGCTTACAGTGTGGCAAACATACAAGTTGTGGATGGTGGCCTGGGATATGACAGCAATGTCGCTAACATTTCAGTAATTGTAGAAGGTAGCGGCGGAGCAACAGCCACTGTGGGTAGTGTTGACGCTAATGGTGCAATTACTTCAATTTCCATTATAACTCCAGGATCAGTTTATAAGTCACAACCGAATGTGACAATTACCGGCGCAAATACTAGTCCGGCACGTGCATTTGCAAGACTAAGTCAAAGCGATTACACAACATTTGAGTTTAGGATGTTTAAAGATATGAATGACAATTATTCATATTATCGTCTTGATTGTGATGCAACTGTAACGCTGACCAATGCCTTAACTATTACCAGTAATACAATAAGTGTAAGTGACAGTAGCAAACTAGCAAATCCTGTACCATACGGAGCAAATCCTGGCGTGATTATAGTTAACGGTGAACGCATAACTTACTATCAAAAAGACGACAGTACAAATACTTTGAGCCAAATTCGCCGCGGAACATGGGGTACAGGAGCAAATGCCCATGCAAATGGCAGTGTTGTTACAGATATTAGCATAAGAGAACAAATTCCCTATACTGAGCACAGTTTTGTCTCTAACCTGTCAGGTAATGTGTTAACTACAGCCGGAATTGGATACGAATTAATTCCAAGTATCACATACATGCAAAGTACGCTTATATATGCTCGCGGCCAAGGCCCAGAAGACATTGCTACAGAAGACCCATTTAGCGGCAATACTCCTGCGAACTTACTGATAACAGAAGTAAGTGAAGACGTTATAACAACTTCAGGCGGCGGCGCTCCAACAGCAACCAGTGAACAGGGTATGTACGTGGGACGTAATGCACAGACTGTGTTCATCCTGGAAGGCGCATGCTAAAAAACACTATAAATATATGAACGGTATACAAAAATGGCAGTAAAAATTTCAGAATTACCTAGTTTAGGATCAGCAAGTTTAAACACGTATGAAAGCGTAGTTCCTGTTGTAGCGAATACAGGGTCAGAAAATGTCACCTATAACACTACAATGGCCAATGTTAAAATTTTTGTTGAACAAGGCGATTTTGACGCAACTGGCAACATCAGTTTCCTTAATGGTAATATCATCGACGGAGCATTGACGCTAACTGGGGGTATAACTTCTGGAGGAGATATATCTGCCGGTAATGCTTCGCTTACCTCTGTTACCACTACAGGAGCAAGCCAAATTGGCTCCAACTTAGTTGTTCTTGGAAACCTAGTAGTTTCGGGCAACGTAGATTATGTGGGTGTAAACAATGTTATTACCAGCGATAACATCTTAGAGTTACACGTTGCCAATACTGCCAACATCAGTGAGCCTTGGACTTTTGATGATGGCAAGGACATCGGCATTCGCTTTCACTGGTATAGCTCACAGAATGAAAACGCTGCACTAGTTTTTAGTCATGACGAACGTTATTTAGAATGGTATGACAGCGGTTCACTTGGTACAGATACTTTTACTGGTAACAGTTATGGTACATTTAAAGCAGGCGGTATTATCTTAGCTAACGTTACTCCTACAACCGGTAACGGAACAGGCACACTACAAAGCCATGGAGGTGCTTCTGTTACAGGTAACCTGTGGGTAGGTGGTTGGGGAAATATTGTTGGAAGAATTGATACTCAAGGTAATATCACTACAACTGGAAATATAAATGCATCCAGCGGTGATCTTAGACTGAACGGCGCAAATGTTATTAGTGGCGCTGCAACATTTACTGGAAATATCGATACTACAGGCAACCTAACATTCTTTAATGGTAATATTGTAAACGGTAAAATGATTCTTACAAATATTACAGGCGGCGTTTACACAACAGGAAATATCTTTACAGATGCTAGAATGTCAACTGGCAATCTGGGAGTAAATTCGTATATTACCGTTGGAACAACAGCAGTGGTAGGTGCTAATGCAACTGTAAATCAACTTACAGTAAATAGCACAGCAACCGTTGGTAGTACGCTAGGAGTAACTGGCAATATCAGAACTGGTGCTGGTGCTACTGTTGTTGGTAGTGCAACAGTTGGTACTACTTTCTATGTTGGCGGTGCAGCGTTATTTAATTCAACAATACAAGGCGCCAGCATACAAAACACTCCAATTGGAACAGTAACTCACGCATCCGGTAAGTTTACTACTTTAACAACTACAAGTGATAACCTACTAGGGGGTGACTTACAGGTTACTGGTAATATAACACCGACTGCAAATGCAACTTACGATATAGGAAATGTTACTTACAGATGGGCTAATATTTGGGCATCAGGAACTGTAACTGCCAATGCAACATATGCATTATACGCTGACTTGGCTGAGATGTATGTACCGGATCAATATTACGATCCAGGTACAGTAGTTGTGTTTGGTGGCGAGCAAGAAATTACAGTTACTGACCAGCAAGGTGATACTAGAGTTGCAGGCGCTATTTCTACACAGCCTGCTTATGTTATGAACGAAGCGCAAGAAAACGGCGTGCCGCTTGCTCTCCGAGGCAAAGTTCCAGTCAAAGTAGTAGGTTCAGTGAACAAAGGCGATTTATTAATTACTAGCAACAGTGCAGGTTACGCCACTGCTGCTAAATGGTACAAGCCAGATTCCAATGCAGTTTTTGCTAAGAGTTTAGAGCGGGATGATAGCGAAGGACCAAGAGTAATATGGGCAGTTATACTATGATAAATAACAATACAGATTCTACTGAGTTTATATCTGACGAGCCGGAACCCAAAAGAGTCAGCGAAGAACGCCCAAATGAATCAACAGGAATCTATGTTCGTGGTTTTTTAAAAATTACAGACCCCGAAACTGGCAAAGTAATTGTAGAAACAGGAAGTTAATGGATCATAAAATGTTAGATAACGCAAAAGCAATGGTACAAGGACACGTTAAAATTTGGGATCCATTAACCCAGGAAATTTTTATTGACAAACCAAATGCCATTCACTATGAAAATATGAGCGAAGCACTGGCAACCGCTGTGGCTAATAAAGGCACACAATATATTCAAAATATGGTGTTTGGTAATGGAGCCACAGTAGTAGATACAACAGGTGTGATTACTTACTTGCCGCCCAATACATACGGTCAAGGTGCAACACTTTATAATGAAACTTACAGCAAAATTGTAGACAATACTAGCGCATTAAACTTAGATCCCAATAGGAATTATATTGAAATTAGACACACACCAGGTCTAATTTATACAGATATCTTTGTAAGTTGTTTGTTGGATTATGCTGAGCCTGCAGGACAACAAGCGTTTGATAATAGTGCCACTATGCAGGGAACATATGTTTTTGATGAATTAGGTTTAGAAAGTGCAGATGGTAAACTATTAACTCACGTTATCTTCCACCCTGTTCAAAAAGCACTTAATAGGCTGATTCAAATTGATTACACAGTTAGAATACAAACACTAACAAACCTAAGTTCTAACTTATAATAGGAAATAAATATTAAGAACGGTACGTAAAAAATGGCATATACAATTAGATTAACAAACGGTTCTACTTTAACCACAATTGCTGATGGTACAGTTAATACTACCAGCAGCGATTTGACTTTGGTAGGAAAAAACTATGCAGGTTATGGAGCCTTTCTAAATGAAAACTATGTCCATTTACTAGAAAATTTTAGTAGAGGTACTGCCCCAACAACCCCACTAGCAGGACAAATATGGTGGGATACCGCCGGAAACCTTAAAGTATACACCGGAACTGCATGGAAAACTTTGAGCAGTATTACAAGCACCTCAGTAGAACCAACTTCTGCATCTACTGGCAACAGTTGGTGGGATACAACAAACGAACAATTATATATTTGGAATGGTACAAGTTGGACATTGGTCGGCCCTGCATTTAGTAGTAACACTGGTACCAGTGGTACAATTGTAGGTACAATTACAGATACTGGTAACGTCAATCACGTTGCTGTAAACGTTTACGTTGCTAGTGATTTAGTAACTATTATAAGCAAGGACTCGACTCCTTATACTCCACAAACAACAATTACAGGTTTTACAACTATTAAACCTGGTTTTAACTTAGTATCTAATACAGTTATTCCAAATATTGCATACTATGGAACTGCAGACAATGCAAATAATTTAGGATTTGTAGCAGCAAGCAACTATGCACGGACGGATATAGCAGAAACTTTTGACAGTACAGTTACTATTGCTGACAACAACGGTTTAACAGTCGGACAATTCAATAATTACACTGCCAGTGTTTCTAGTAATGTAGTTCAATTGACTAACAACATTAATAATGCTAACGTAGCAATACGTGCAAATGTAGGAGGTTTATTAACTTCGGCAGTCCTTGTAGTTGGTGCATCGGGAAGAGTAGTTTTCAGTAATGCAATCTCGGTTACTGGAAACGCTACAGTAAGTAATTATTTGTTAGCAACTCAAGGCGAAAATGCTACCAGTAACGTTACAGGTGCTATCCGTGTAACAGGTGGTATTGGACTAACAGGAAACATTTATACTAGCGGCAATATTACCGCAGTTGGCAACGTAACTGGTAGTTACTTTGTTGGTACTGCAATTACTGCACAATACGCTGACTTGGCAGAACGTTTTGAAGCAGACCGAGATTATCCTCCAGGAACGGTGGTAATGATTGGTGGCGAAAAAGAAATTACGCAATGTGATACTGTAAACTGCGAAAATGTATTAGGTGTTATTAGTACTGAACCTGCTTACTTGATGAATAGTTTAAATGGCACAGAACAGGTTAAAATTGCACCACCAGTTGCTATGGTAGGTCGTGTGCCTGTGCGTACAGTTGGCAGAGTGCAAAAAGGTGACCGTTTAGTAAGCGCAGGAAATGGCTGTGCTCGATCTGCAAATGCTGACCACGGTGCTGTTATCGGCAGAGCACTTGAAAACAAAGATATGGATGACGAGGCATTGCTTGAAGCCATCGTCAAGGTAAATATATAAAAGGATTAGAACATGACATACAGTTCAGGTGGTTTAGTTGAAGCAAGTGATTATAATGCATTTGCGGGCGGCGCAGCAGCCAATGTATCAGGTCAACTAAACACCTTATGGTCAACAGGTTATGGTAATGCAGGTTATGGTCAAACTACAGTTGCAAACGTTACTGCCGTATCTGATCAAATTACAGCTGGCCAATGGACTACCTTAGTAGGTTCACTAAATGCAGTTCGCAAACATCAAAGCGGCGTCGGTTTTAGTAATCTTAGTACGTATATAACCGGCGAAGTAATTAATGCCACCAACGATGTAAGTACAAACTTAACCACCGCTTATACAAATAGATTAACAAGTGCTGCTGCAGGACCAACTCTTAACCAACCTGACCAAGCTGCAAGCATTAACACCAGTAGTACTAGTGCAGTCGATTTTAACTTTGGTAGAACTGCAACATTTGGCAGTTCGGATCAGGCCAGATACTTTTTTAATGCAGGCGGAACTATTGCAATCCAGGTTACCAGTACAACCAACACCGGTGGTACAACTCGTGGCGCTGCTCTATTAGACGTTATTGATAACTGCACAGGTAAAACTATGAGTGCAATTACATTTAATGCTATTACTACCCCTGCTCCGTTTACAGAAAACACAGACTTGACTACTTATGGCTATTATGGCCAGACTTCGGCAAACTTAGAAGTGTATAAAAATACCGGCAGCGACAGTGGCAGTGCTTACAATGCACAGTTTGCCAGAGTGCTAACTAAGGTAACAGGAACTGCAGGCTCAAACGGCGGTGTAGGTGAAGTAATTACATTCAGCATCGAAAGTCAAAGTCCAGCACAAAGTCCAGCGTTCGACGACAATATCGACGTAACAGTTAACCATAGACTACAAGTTGTATATCCAAGTACAACATACCTAGCCAATACTTGGGGCAGTGTAACATTTGGTTAATTAGTTCAAATTAATTTGACAGCCCAAGGTACAGAGTATATAATACTGTACCTTTTATTATTTTTGCAATGGAAAATTCTATTAACACGCTGGTAGATCAAGTTAGACAGTCTACTAACTATCAAATCAACAAAAAAATTCTTAGAGAAAAAATTAAAACGGATCTGTTACTGCCTTATAACAACGGCATGTTTATAGTCACACAAGAACTGTTGGCATTTTTGGCTACCTGGCCCGATGACGTATTGTACCTCGAAGACACTTATCAAAATCCTGTAGAAGTCAATCGCAAAGAGTTACTAGAATCTGCTAGACAGCACTATCAAACTGTAATGAATACTTGGCATCAACAACATGCAGAACTCAAACAAGTCAGAAAAATCTAGAGGCGTAGTTATTTTTGCATTCAATTCTGTCAGGGTTGATTATGTAAAAATTGCAGGACGTTCTGCCAGATTGATAAAACATTTCTTACAAATACCAGTTACTGTAATTACTGATAGTGACGTAGCAGACAATGTCTTTGATCGAGTTATTAAAATCGAAAACAAAGATTCTAACTTTAGATATACTAGCGATGGCAAAACTACTGAATGGCGAAATTTTGGCAGGCACCTGGCCTATGAACTAACACCTTATGATGAAACTATTTTAATAGATGGAGATTATTTTATATTAGACAGTAATTTGAATAAATTCTGGTCTATAGACTTTGAATATAAAATAGTGACTACCAGCAACAGTCCTGACCAAACCATGAGCAATGCTATGGGACACAGGGGATTTAATCTGCTATGGGCAACGGTTGTCATGTTTCGTAAAACTAAATTTACTAAAACATTTTTCGATCTAATCGGCAGAGTGCAGAAAAACTATGCCTATTATTATAAACTGTTTAATTTAACAGGTCCTTATAGAAATGATTTTGCTTTTGCAATAGCAGATTTAGTTATCAATGGTTATACAAAAGATCCTAGAAACTATTTTCACAATGCTATGTTAACGATAGAGCAACCTATTCGAAATATTGAAGTAAGGAATAGTCTTTTGGTCGTCAGAGAATCGCAACGAGCACACGTTATTTCACAACAAAATATTCACATCATGGACAAAGATTTTTTGATGAGCGACAATTGCCATAATTTTGTAGAAAGCATAGTCAGTGAGCCAGCATAAAGACAGTCAAGGTTTTGTAACCTTTGCACAAAATACTGACCAAGTTAACTATCTACAATTGGCTTATGTACAGTGCATGAGCATAAAACTTACGCAGAAAATTAACAAGTATGCGGTTATTGTTGACAAAAAAACAGAAAATCAAATTGAACGACATCATCGCGAAATGTTTGATTACATTATTGTTCTAGACAATGATACCACTACCGATGTTGCTAGATTTAACAACGAATGGCAGGTTTTTAACCTAACACCATTTAAGGAAACTGTAAAACTAGAAAGTGATTTGCTGTTTACAAGATCGATTGATCATTGGTGGAACACATTTAGGCTGCGGGATATAGTACTCAGCGTGAGCTGCAAAAATTATCAAGGCCTAAATTCTAATGTCAGGTTTTATAGAAAATTATTTGACGACAACGGGTTGCCAGACGTCTACAATGGTCTGATGTATTTTAGATATACCAAAACTGCACATGATTTTTTTAACAGGGCTAAAGAAATTTTTCAAGAATATACGGCTATTTCGGATCATGCTTTGGTTAATTGCAGAGAAGTACACCCCAGTACCGATGTTGTTTATGCTATTGCTGCTAGTATAATTGGAGAGGAACATTGTACATTACCAGCAGCAGACTTTATTAATTTTGTACATATGAAACCCCAAATTAATAACAACAGGCATGAGCGATGGCAAAAGGATTTCATAACAGAATTAGACCAAGGCATGATAAGAGTAAATATGTATAACCAATATGATCCTTTTCACTATTATGATAAATCATATGTTACTGAGGAAATAATCAATGAGTATAGAACAAGATGCGGCAAAATTTTGGGCTGAAGTAGAACAATTAGAAAAAAACAATCAAAGTACTGAGCCAGTATACGAATATAGAATTTACTATGAAGAAGATGGAACAGTTGTTTCTGGTCAACCTGTCAGGCTTGACCGAGCAGACGGGAATCCTTTACCAATTGGTCCTTATATAACAGTTTCCCTTGAAGAATATAGAAATCTAGGCAACAAAATAGTTAAAGATGGTGCGCTATATCAACCACCAAGAGCTAACCACGTTCAAGCACTTTTAGAAAAAGCAGACAGTGGTCAATATGTAGTTAAAAACAATGCCGCACTAGCCATCAATGAAAATGAAACTTATCAAGACGTAGAACAGTATGGAAAAAAATCTGATTGATATTGCAGAAAAGTTACTTAAATTTCAGGTTAACCTATAAATGAAGATATGGGTTTTTGGTCATAGTTTTAGCTTACCTTACAAAGTGGAATTTGGATGGCCTGATCATTTAAAAAAGTATTTTAATTGTGAGGTTGTAAACTTAGCAAAGGCTGCTATTGACAATTTATATATCTATAATTCATATTTAGAAGTCCAAAAGCAGATAGCAAAAGATGATGTAGTTATTATAGGATGGAGTCATCCCTCCCGTAAACTGTTTATTTTAGATAACAACAACATCCATCAGACTAGTATAATAGATAAAAGTTTTTACTTCAAATCTAAAACAAAAGAATTTATACGCAGTACTGGTGGAAGTGCTGATAGTGCTGAAAAGTTTTCATTGATGAATCCTATAGACGGTACATTAAGTTATTATAATGATTGGTTTAATAAATATTTTTCTAAACCAGAACAATCATTGAATTTTCAAGCATATTATGATAGCGTTTTGCTTACTAACACAAGTAGATACATTCCGTTTTTCTTTAGTAAAAATAGTATAAGTGATATTGACATACGGAATTATACTGAATTGTGTATGTTAGACTATATTATAGATAACAAATTAGAATTAAGTAAAACAGACGTTCATGCAAATGAACAAGGTCATTCCGAATGGGCCAATATATTAATAAAAATTATAGAAACAAATAATGTTAGTTGATATCGCAGACTTAGACTGCATCTATTTAAGTTACGATGAACCCAAGAAAGAAGAGTTTTGGATTAAGATCCAAAACATGGTGCCTTGGGCAAAACGAGTGGACGGAGTACACGGTAGTGATGCAGCACACAAAGCCGCTGCTCGTGCAAGCGAAACAGAAAGGTTTGTGCTAATAGATGGAGATAACATCCCTGATCCAAATTTTTTTAATTTACAATTGCGATTAACAGAACGCAATCAGGATCATGTATTTCGTTGGAAAGCACGTAATGAAATAAATGGCTTACAGTATGGCAACGGGGGAATTAGTTGTTGGACTAAGCAGTTTGTAGAGTTGATGCAAACACACGAACACAGTGATGGCAGTGATGATACTTGTGTAGAATTCTGTTTTGACCCTAAGTATCAAGCAATGCACGACTGCTATAGCACAACCTACCCTAACGGTAGTCCCTATCAAGCATGGCGTGCAGGATTTAGAGAAGGCGTAAAAATGTGTTTAGACCGAGGCGCAAAACCTACACTGCAAGAATTTGAACAACGTGTGCATCAACGTAACTACGATCATCTTTGCATCTGGCAAACTGTAGGCAGAGATGTGGAAAACGGTTGGTGGGCAATATATGGTGCAAGACTAGGCACATATCTTACAATGTGTAAAGAATGGGATTACAGACAAGTTCAAGATTTTAACTATTTGAAAAAGTTATGGGGAAGTTTTGGTAAAGACACAGATGATGCCAGCGTGAGACTGGCAGACATACTAAAACAAAAACTAGGCTTACCCATTGCAGAACTTGATGCAGACCAAAGCCGTTTTTTTAAGCATCATTATCGACAGAGTCAACATAATTTAGGAACAACTGTAACTGAAATGGACATAATCCGTAAACAGGAAGGTTGGTAATGACTTGGCAATGTGGTGCTATTGATAGTGGTGTTACTATTTTTCCTGATGCAAAAATACGGCCTTGTTGTTTGGTTTCTGCTGATTATAGTAAGCCTATTAGTGAAATAACTAACCCTAATAGATTCCAAGACATCAAAAATGAAGACAAGCCTGAAGCTTGTCGCGCTTGTTGGAGCAAAGAAATTAATGGCTGGGAAAGTATCAGACCGTATTACGATTCAGGCATAGGTGCTACTAAGCAAATTAAATTCTTAGATATCCGTAATACAAATCAATGTAACATAAAATGTAGGTACTGTGGCCCTCATTTTAGTAACCAATGGGCTAAAGAATTATCAATATTTCCTGCAATCAAACAGACAGAAATAACTCATCTATTAGATACAATATTAACAGAAGATTTAATTGACTTGTATTTTACTGGTGGGGAACCATTTATATCTGCTGACCATTTTAATGTTATAACTAAATTAATCGACATGGGTTATAGTAAAAACATTGTATTGCGTTATAATACAAATTTAACCGTGTTGGGATATAAAAATAATGACTTTTTTAAGTTATGGAAAAATTTTAAAAAAGTTCATATAACTGTTAGCATTGATGCAATTGGTACAGAACTCGAACATATTCGATCTGGTGCATCGTGGACTACTATAAACAATAATTTGGAAACAATACAAAATAAAAATTTAAAAAATTTAACTGTGACATTATCTCCTGTTGTGAGTTTATTAAATATTTGGTTTCTGCCAGACTTGCTTAAATTTACTATTGCAAAAAACCTTCAAGTTGATTTAATACCGTTATACGGGCCGGATTATTTAGACATTTCTGCAATACCTAAAGATTTAAAACCGTTGGCTAAAGAAAAACTGAACAAAATAAAAGACCATATTAAAAATTCAAAATATAACGAATTAATTTACAAATTAGACAATGTTGATAATGAATTTTTATTCACTACAACACTAAGACATATTTTATTATTAGACAAGTTACGCAATGAAAATCTTTTTGATTTATTGCCTTTTAAACAATATGCAATCGATAATACACTAAGAAATAACGAATATGAATAAGAGCGTATTTTTAACAGGAGCAGAAAATATGCGGGACTTGTTAGGGCCCAGTCTTTGTTTGGCTAAATGGAAACAAGTTAGTCTGCATTTACCTACAGGCCTAAACAACAGTTGCTATCATCCTCCACTACACCAAATTGACGCAGCACAAGTTCAACACAATCCCAGCGCACTGCACAATACCGAACATAAAAAACAGCAACGTCAGATCATGCTTCGAGAAGAACGTCCAAGCGAGTGCAGTTACTGCTGGACACAGGAAGACTTGGGCAATTTAAGCGACAGGCACTATCGCAGCGGCGAGCCTTGGGCCGCAAAAGATTACCACAGTATCTTAGAGTCAACAGGCCATGAGGATGTTCTCCCTTCCTACGTTGAAGTAAATTTTAATCACGCTTGTAATCTTAAGTGCAGTTATTGCAGTCCTCAGTTTAGTAGTACATGGGATGAGGAAATTCAACGGCATGGTGCTTTTCCAACAGTGCCTTTGCACAATGCACCTGAACACTTTACGGGACGCAATAGACCTATACCAGCAAGGGAACAAAATCCCTATGTAGATGCATTTTGGCAGTGGTGGCCCGAACTGTATCCTGAACTGGAACATTTTAGAATGACTGGTGGCGAACCTTTAATGGATCGAAACACTTATCGTGTGTTTGACTATGTGCTGGCCAATCCCAGTCCTCGCTTACACATAAACGTGACCAGCAACTTTAGTGTTGAAGATAATTTGTTTGAAAAATATTTGGATTATGTTAAACAGTTGACTACAAACGAGCCAAGGTATTTGGAGCACTTCATGCAATACGTTAGTCTTGACTGTATGTTTGAACGTGCAGAATATGGCAGACATGGCATGAACTTTGAACGAGTTTGGGAAAACGTAAATAGATTTCTCAATGAAGTTCCTACACGTAGCAGTTTGACATTCATCATTACTATGAATACCCTGAACATAACAGGGTTTCATGAAATTATGAATGCCATATACGGGTTGAGAATGATCTACAACAAAGACTATCAGCGTGTTTGGTTTGATACTCCTATACTGCGTCAGCCTGCTTGGCAAAACATACAGATTTTGCCAGAGTTATATGTGGACTACTTGGAAGAACCTTGGGCATTTATGATGAAAAACATAAATGAAAATAAGGAAAATAAACTACATGGATTCAAAGATTATGAACTTCACAGACTGCAACGAGTAATCGATTATATGCGGGAAGGTTGCAAATTAGATCCTGAATATGTTAAAATGCAACAGGCAAACTTTTATCGATTCTTCTCAGAACATGATCGTCGCAGAGGTACAGACTTTTTGACAACTTTTCCAGAGATGACGGAATTTTGGACAACTTGTAAACATTATGCAAAATGAATCTATCTTTTTGAAAGTATTTTTGTCAAAACATAATTTAGATTTTTTTATGACTTTTGAAAATGAACTAAATTTATCAAATTTTTATATTAATAGGTTGAACTCGGCGGTAAATTACTGGGAGCCATTGCAAGTTACAGATTTTTTAGTTGTTGATCCAGAATCTATACAGAAAAATAAAATTTTAAAAAAAATAATCGAGAGTCATACAAATAATGGTGGCTATATCATTTATTTTGAACCTGCAGAAGGAACAACGCTGTTTAAAAGACATTTACAGATATTTAAAGAAAACGTCTTGAAGAATTTTGTAATAGTTTCTTGTGCTTCTTTTAATAGTCAAAATTTTAAAGATTTTTTACTTTTAAATCATTTGTTTTATTCTTATACTACATATGATTGGAATTTATCTTGCTGCTCACAGTATTCGGAGGAGGTAATTAATGCAAGAAATAAAAAGTATTCTTTTAATCTTCTCAATATGAAATATCGTTATCATAGAAGTTATATAGTAGATAAATTAAAAGAAAATAAGAGTTTAGACAATGCAGTATGGTCACAAGTGTATAAGGGCATGTATTTGGCCGACGAAATGAATGATGCCTTTCATAAAGCGCAAACTCGTCAAAGCGACGGCAGCGACAAAGTAAAAATAAATCCTTTACTTTACTTACAAAGTTATTTTTCGGTTGTAACTGAAACTAATTATGAACATCAAGAGCAGTTTTTTACTGAAAAAATCACAAAGCCATTGCTAATGGGCCACCCATTTGTAGTTGTCGCTAATAAAAATTTTTATAAATTTTTGCACAATGAGGGTTTCAAAACCTTCAATAATCTAATTGACGAATCATTTGATAGTATAGACAATCACCAAGACAGATTTAACAGAATTGCAGAAGTCATTAAAGAACTAGTAAACTCTGATTTGAATCAGTTTTTAACAGAAACCGAAGCAATTGTTAGATATAACAAAGACTTGTTATTAGAAAAAGCCGAAAATTATTTTAAAAATCTAAACAAAGATGTAGTAAATTTTTTAAATCGGGTAAAGGCATATCATTAAATGAAAGAAACTGATTTAGAATACAAACAGAGAGTTATAGATATAAAGTCTACAAGTTTCTGTGCGGCCAAATGGTATAACGCTACCATATGGTTGGGTTCAGGCATGACTACCAGTTGTCATCATCCACTTCCACATAAAGTGGGAATAGCAGAAGTAGAACAAAATCCCAAAGCATTACATAATACCGAACGTAAAAAAATGGAACGTGAAATGATGCAGCAGGGAGAACGTCCGGATGGCTGCGAGTATTGCTGGAAAATAGAAGACATGGGCAGAGATGCTGTCAGCGACCGTGTGTATAAAACAAAGATATATACAGAAGAGGAACTCGATGCGGCTTTTAGAACACCCTTTAGTCAAGACGTTGATCTCAAGACTTTGGAGATTGCCTTCGACAGGACTTGCCAGTTTGCTTGTAGTTACTGTAATCCTGCTTTCAGTAGTACTTGGGTTAATGATATTAAAAAACATGGCGGGTACACCAATCTCATCTCGGATGGTAGGAATCATTTTACTCATACTCATGATAGTAGCCAACTATACCGCTTTGGTGATACTAATCCGTATGTGGAAGCCTTCTACCAATGGTGGGAGTCAGACCTACATAGAACGCTGGAAGAACTTAGAATAACAGGCGGTGAACCTTTAATGTCGGGCGAAACTTGGCGTTTGCTGGATTGGTTTAAAAACAACAGAGGTAAGAGTCAGACACGTCTTGCTATAAACAGTAACCTCGGCGCACAGGTAGATTTAGATAGGCTACTTGACAGCATTGATGGATTAGAAGTTGATTTGTATACCAGCAATGAATCAATGGGCGTACAAGCAGAGTACATCCGTGACGGTTTAGACTTTGCAGCATGGCAGGACAACATGCACAAGTTAGCCAAAAGCAAAAAGTTAAGAGGCTTACATGTAATGTGTACCATTAACGCATTGTGTCTTGACTCACTGCCAGATTTCCTAACTTGGATAATGGAAACAAAAAGCCGTTACGGCAGAGACTATCCAAACTTTACACTAAACATTTTACGGTTCCCCAGTTTTCAAAGTGCATTGGTGTTGCCCGACGATATTAGAATGCGGTATAAAGAACAACTGGAACGCTGGTTAAACATTTATCAGTATCATGTCTTTATGCACGAGCACGAACGCAATCATGTGCAACGACTAATAGATTATTTAGACATAGTTAAGACTCCGCATAGAGAAGCATTTGAAATGCCCAAACTACACAACGATTTTAAACAGTTTTATTCACAGTATGACGTGCGTAGAAACAAAGACTTAATCACCGCATTTCCTGCGTTGAAAACTTGGTATAATACATTATGAAAAAAATTCAACCCAATTACAATGACCGCGCACCTTATCACATTAGGAAAGAAGATTTAACTGAAAAACAATGGGACAGACTTGTAAAAAGTGAAACATTTTGTATGCTACCATGGATGCACATGCATGCCTATCCAGATGGTAGAACTTACCCTTGTTGTTTTGCTGAATATTGGGCGCCAGTTGGAGATTTACGCAAACATACTATGGAAGAAGTATGGAATCAAGAACCTTATCGACAAATACGGATCAATATGTTGAACGATAAGACCTGTAAAGAATGTAAAAAATGTTATGAAAATGAACGCAATGGTGCATTTAGTATGCGTAACGATGCAAATAGAAATTACGGTCATTTAATTAGTGAAGTAGATCGAACAGGAGTTGATGGTAGTCATCCTGAATTCAAGATTAGATACTGGGATGTACGTTTTAGTAATTTGTGTAATTTTCGTTGCCGTAGTTGTGGGCCGATCTTTAGTAGTAATTGGTGGAACGATCACGTAAAACTTTACAACAGAATTCCAGATGTACTTGGAAGAGATATGGCTCGGGTTGAGTATACAACTGGCAACGAGGATGATATGATTGCTCAGATGGAGCCTCATGTACCCTATCTTGAACAAGTTTATTTTGCTGGTGGCGAACCTTTAATAATGAAAGAACATTATTACATCTTAGATAGATTGATGGAGTTAGGAAAAACTGACACAAGAATAATTTATAATACAAATTTCAGTGAGTTAAGATATAAAGACAAGCATGTGTTTGACTACTGGAAGCATTTTAAAAACGTAAGTGTTGGAGCCAGTTTAGATGGCATGGGCAAACAGGCAGAGCTTCTAAGAAAAGGAACAGTTTGGGAAGAGGTAGAGAAAAATAGGTTACAGATGAGGAATGAAGTGCCGCACGTAGACTTTTTTGCTAGTGCAACTATTACCGTAATGAATGTTTTACATGTACTAAAATTTCATCGTGCATGGGTTGAAAAAGGATTAATTAGAGCACAAGATTTTAATGTCAATAATTGTCTGAGTCCAGACTGGTACAGGGTAGATATTTTCCCAACTTGGTTCAAAGAAGAAGTTATCTATCCTGCTTATGAAGAACATCTTGCTTGGCTAGAACCATTAGACGAGTATAAACGGGCCACAACAGGTTACCAGAGTATTTTAAATATGATGAAAGCAAATGATGCTAGCGATACTTGGGATAGATTTTTGTTAGAAACCGAGAAATTAGACAAAATTAGAAACGAAAGTTTTTGGGATACATTCCCAGAGTTTGAGAAATTACGCCCATGAGTAGATTTTATACATATGAAGTGTTATTACGTAGAGACGGTGGCTTAAATAAAACAGTCTACATACACGATTGTCTGAGTGACCAAGAGGCCCGAGAAACTGCGGAAGCAATGTACGGTATGGAAGTGTTGCGTGTATTGTGGAAGGGTCGCACAGACGACTGGGAAAATAGAAATAACTCAAGTGTTGGTTCTGTTTCCAATAACAATAATAATAAGGAAACATCTACTATGACATTTACAGAAATGGTAGGAGCAATATTAGTACTTGCATTAATGTTCTTCATACTTTTAATTTATGAGATGCTGTTAGCAACATGGGCGTTCATAGTTGCTTATTGGCCTTGGATCCTTGGAGTTGGTATATTTGTGTTTATAATCTGGGCATGGTTGTTACCAGATGAAGAGGAAGATGAAGAAACTTGATATATTAATTGTTAGTGTACCGGTACTTGATTTACAATATCCTCCAAGTAGTCCTGCAATTATAAAAGCATGTGCAAAAGCAGCAGGGTATTCTGCACGAACCTTAGACTTAAACTTACTTTTAAAAAAATTAAGCAGCGACGAACAAGAATTTTATACAACGCAATATCAATTTGAAAATGTAAGCAAAGACATTGATGAAAATTATCAAGATATCGTAGACTTATTTTTTACTTCTAGCAAAGATAAAATAAGAAAATGGATTGATATTAGTATAGAAGAAATTGCTAAATTAAATCCAACTTGGTTGGGGATAAGTGTTTTTAGTTATAAAAGTCACAAGTCCGCCCTGGTATTGTGTGAGCAAGTTAAAAAAAGATTGCCTAAAATAAAGATTGTTTTAGGAGGAAGAGGTGCGTCCAGCTACCCCTTGGGTCCAAATCACTTTGCATTTATCTCAAAAAGTAAAAAATACTTTGGATCATATAAATCTGCAGTGTTTGGAGAAGCCCTTTTACACTACAATCTCATTGATAGTTTAATACAAGGAGATGGGGAGCAAGCAATAATAGACTTGTTGTCTGGATCTCAATTTGAAAGTCATCATGGGGACATAAACAAGATTAATTTAGAAACATTACCTTTTGTGGATTTCGACGACTATAAACTCGATGATTACAATTATGTCAACGAGCCCACGATACCTATTACTGGTAGCAAAGGTTGTGTAAGAAAATGTACGTTTTGTGATATTCCGGTACTTTGGCCAAAGTTTAAATATCGTTCAGGAGAACATATTGCACAGGAAATGATTCACTTGTATAAAAAGCACAATGTCCAAAAGTTTTATATGAGCGACAGCCTTGTAAACGGCAGTATGAAAGCATTTAAAGACTTTATTAAAACTTTGGCTGACTATAACTTAAAAAATCAAGAAGCAAGATTAAAATGGGTCGGGCAATATATTACAAGACCGATTAGTAAAGAATTAAATGAAGAATATTATGCTTTATTAAAGGCTAGCGGAGGAGAAGGTCTTACAATCGGGGTGGAGAGTGGCAGCGATGCAGTACGAGCGCACATGAAAAAACAGTTCAAAACTGTTGACATAGACGCAGAATTAGAGCAATTTGATAAACATGGCATTGTTTGTGTGCTTTTGTTCTTTAGTTGTTATCCAACTGAGACGTATCAAGATTTTATAGACACTGTTAAAATGTTTATACGATATCAAAAATATTGTGCAAGCGGCACAGTTTACAAAATTACACTGGGAATACCATATACCCATCATCAGCATACTCCATTGTGGAATATGCAAGAGGACATAGGTTTATCGATAAAAAAAGGCAGTGACATACTTTGGTCTTTAAATACTAATTCAACGTTGACTTTCAAAGAAAGAATTAGACGTAGATTAATACTGCAAGAAGTAGCAACAGTACTAAGATTACCAATGAGTCGAAATACCCCAGAATTAAACCAACTAATTGATGCAATGAAACTGCATAAGCAGGACATTGAAGAATATTTTGGCAAAGAAGAAAAAATTGTCACTTACGCTGACAATTATAATTTGTTGGGCGACGAAGTTTTGATGCCTCCTGATATACAAACTATGATAGCAGAACACCTTAACGCTACAAACTATTTAGAAAAAATTCTTGCTACTCATAAAAATACCAACGATGATATACAGTTTGATAATTCTGCATATCTAGAATTAAGAGAACTAATACTATGAACTTGCCTGATTCCATATGTATGTTACCGTGGACTAGTTTAGAAGCAACACCTCAAGGTACTTCTAGACCATGCTGTTTGTTCGACGAAGAGATAGTAGACAAGGAAGGTAACAAATTTTGGTTAAAAGATGCAAGTCTGCAGGAAATTTATAAATCAGAATATCTTCAAAATCTACGACAAGATTTTTTAAACGGAGGAAAACCTAAGGCCTGTTTCAGATGTTGGGATGCGGAAGCAGCTGGGGCAACTAGTAAGCGTATGCACACCAGGACAAGGCTAAAAGAGTTGTATGCCAATGTTGATTGGAGTAACTTACAACCCGATCAGTTATGGTTTTTAGATTTAAAATTAGGGAATATTTGTAATTTAAAATGTCGAATATGTGGAAGTTGGTCAAGTAGTAAGTGGGCAGAGGAAGAAATAAAATACGTAAAAGGTTTAAAAAACCCTAAAGAACATTTGGCTTATACTTTTCTTCAACAAGGAATGTGGCCTAGAAAGTCTGACTTATTCTGGCAGAATCTAAAAAAACTTTTGCCACAAATAAAATACTTCGAATTTACGGGAGGCGAACCGTGGCTTATTCAAGAACACTGGGATTTGTTAAAGTATGCCGCAGACAATGGGTATAGTAAAAATATTGATATACATTACAACACCAATGCCACACAGGAACTGGGCCCGCACACACAGATATGGAGTGAGTTTGGTCGTGTGGACATTGCGTTTAGTGTAGATAATGTAGGTGAGCGTTTTGAATATGAACGTTATGGTGCGGACTGGACAAAAGCAAACAAAATTATTGACGATGTTCACTTTGCTAGAAGTGCAGATACACCTAATATTACCACACAACTTTGTTTTACTGTTAACATACAAAATGTTTACTACTTAGACGAATTATTAGATTGGGCTGATACAAAACCTTTTGATACTATATATTTTAATCTATTAACTAGTCCAAGTCATATGAGTATTCAATATATGACCCCGGAGTCAAAAGAACTTGTATTAAACAAATTAAAAAGCATGTTCTGGGGCAGAGATTTTTATCAACGTGAAATTGATAATGTGATCAGGTTCATTGAAAACGGTCCAGGCAGTGACGGCACCGAATTCGTGCGTAAAATGACCAAAACCGATCAATATAGAAAACAGGACTTTCGACTGCTGTATCCTGAAATGGCAGCAACAATGGGATATGACTAAACCCGATACACTGTGCCTGGCACCTTGGACGCATACTTATTTGAGTCCGCAGACTGAACGCAGAATGTGTTGTGCTAGTAGAGAGCCTGCACAAAACTTTCAACAATACATAGATACCGAATCTGGCACTGGCGAATACATTCCTATTACACTAGAGGAACACTGGAACGGCGAACATATGCGTAGTGTGCGTCGTCGTATGATGGCAGGAGAAACACTGCCCGAGTGCGAAGTCTGTAACGACAAGCTGTTAAACACAGACGTTTACCGCAGTTATTTCAACAACCTTTTTGGCAATAAGTACAACGACATACTGGACACAACCGACGAATCAGGTTATACCACAATGAAGCCTGTTAGTTGGGACTATAGGTTTAGCAATCTCTGTAACTTCAAGTGTCGTATGTGTGGGGACATGTTAAGCAGTGCTTGGGAAAGTGAGCAACGCCAACATAACATGATCGACTACACCAATCCAAAGAATAATTGGATGCGACCTGAAGTCAAGCAGCAGATTGAGCAGTTTCAAGATACCAAAATCGAACAAGAATTTAGTCAGGCAGTTGAGGAACACAGAGTAGAAGAAGTTTACTGGGTGGGTGGAGAGCCTTTGATGTATGAACAGCACTGGCGTTATATGCAGAGAATAATAGAGTTAGGGGATGGTGACAAACTATATGCCAGATATAATACTAATCTTAGCCGGCGCCGCTACCGGAATGTTGATCTGTTTAGTGATATTCTTCCTAGGATTCGCGATTGGCAGATCTGCGCGAGCATCGACGGAACTGGAGTCATTGGAGAATATATTAGAACAGGTCTTAACTATAACCAATGGCTTGAAAACTTTCGTGCAGGAGTTGAAATCCAACGTCACAAAAGGCAAATGAGATTAGACTTCACATTAACACTGCCAGGCCTGTTTGAAATAGTAAATATTCAACAACTGGCAGACAAGTTAGGTGTTGATGTGCTGTCAAAAGTTGTGTTTAGTTTTAGTCCCGACATAGTGATGTCGCCGTTAGCACTGCCCAAGGACATATTACATCCTTGGATAGACGAACTAGTACCCCAAGTTAGAGGCGCCTTGCGGGACACATTAATCCAACTTAAAACTAGACCAACTTTTCAAGAGCAATGGCCTGATGAATATCGTGAGGGTATTAGTCGTGGCAAGCACCGCATACTAAGGTTAGAGCAAATAAGAGATCAAAAAACAACGTTTACTGACATTATCAGTCTACGTCCTGAAGCGCTCAAATGGTGGATGACAATTGAAGACTGTTAAAGTAGTATTACGCAATCCGTTAAATTATCAAGATCAAGTTGACTACACTATAGAAGTGTTCGACAATGCATTAGCACAAGATTGGATTCCAGCATTAAAAGAATTGCTACATAAAAATCTTTTATTAGAAAAAAATTTTTGTTTTATGGGTTTTCCTAAAACTGCAAGGACCTTGGATTATCTTTGTAACGAGTTAAATCAACATTGTAAAACTATTAATAAGCACTTTCCATCTTATCAAATTGAAGAGTTTTTTACGCCAGATAATGTTGTTGGATACGATTATGCCGAAAACGGTATAAATCATGACATGATGAATCGGTTACACAATCATTTCGAAGTATTGCAAGGAACTGTCTGGAATTTAAGTGATTATTATAAACGTGCAGACTATGAAACAAAATATGCAATTAGACAGTTAAACAATATTTGTCACGAAATGGAAACATTGATTTTAAGCCAGCGAAAATTCAATACCGTTCCTTATTGGGTCAGGCCTAGTCAAATTACTACATGGTTACAAGCACCCAGGTACGATCTTAAAGACATACATAGAGAATTGTTTTTAGTGAATGGTTATGATAGAGTGTTAGGCGGAGTATACATGCACTGGACACAGATAGGTAAAACACTGTTTGAAGTTTTCAGAGATGAGCATGCACCTGAACTTACAGATACTGTTTGTGAAGCAATCACCGAGTTAAAGTATTATAGCGGTGAGTTTGATGTTGAATGGGGTAACAATGTAGTTTATGGAGGCGAACAATTGTGGCACAATCAAGAACAAGACAACTTTAAAAAATGGTTAACAGATAATAACCGAGATCCTGATGACCCAAAACTAAGTTTAGGATATTTGCCTATCGCACAAGTAAATTTAAAACAAAGTTTTGGATCTACAGATTATAACGATATATGGGATATACTCGGTAATCATTTAGACATTTATAAAATCGTCGTTAATGACGTAGAACAAACATTTGATTACTGTTGGTCAGATCTTAGTTATAATCAAATGCAAATAGATATGATGAAACCAGGTTATGATTATAGTAGCAGGCGGTGATAGTTTCATATGGGGCAGCGAACTAGCAGATAGTCCGCACGGTGGCCCAGACGGATACAGTAAAAATACTTTTACAGCATTGTTATCTCACGGACATCAATATATTTGTGCAGCCTATCCTGGTAATGGAAATGATTCTATTTCAAGACAGGTAATAAATTTTTTGCAAGTACAAGGCAATAGCAAAATTTTTGTTATTGTTTCTTGGACTTTTCCAGGCCGTTATGAATTTAATTTCGGTTTTGATAGTAAAATACCAAATTGGCAAGTTATAAATCATTGGACCATTGGAAATAAGTTTTATTCAAAAAATAATGAACACAAAAAATTAATATCTGACCATGTAAACAAGGCCAAACTTAACAATGTGTATGATTTTGCTGTAAATTATTTTCAATATGTTGCTTCCTCAGAATATTGGGAGACTTATGCTACCATTAAAGAAATATTATTTTTACAAAGTTTTCTACAAAGCAAAAAAATACCTTACTTGTTTACCTGTGCCGACGCATCTTTTTTAAATAACTCAACAATTTTGTCAAACGATCTGACCATTAACGCATATTATGAAAATATCGATTTTAGTAAATGGTTTTTCTTCCCTGGTAATAAAGGCTTTTACGAGTGGGCAACTCACAATAAATACCCTATAGGAGATACTCATCCTTTAGAAGCAGCTCACAGAGATGCTGCTGGATTAATGAAAGACAAATTCTATGAAATGGTTAAAAAACATCTGGAATAAAATTCGATTAGAAATACGGTATCGTAAAAAATTAAAAGAATTAAAGAAACGAGATCCTTTCATTTACAAATAATTACATGATAAGAAATATTCTTACATTTGGGGATAGTTTTACCTACGGCGAAGAACTGTCCGATAACAAAAGTGCCTGGCCTTATATTGTAGCAAGAAGATGTGATGCTACTGTGCAAAATTTTGCGACACCTGGAGGCAGCAATGATCAGATAGTAAGAAAATTTATAAGAGTATTATCTTCCGATAAAATACCGTTACACAATTCTGTCCAGTTGAGTAAACAATTAATTATTATCGGTTGGAGTATTCCTGGAAGAACAGAATTCCATGACCAAGAAGGCTTTTTTGATGTATGGCCTGCTAGGTCAGGCAGGATTTGGATGGATCCTGTTTATAGTCATAGACATCAGTTAACAAAGTATGTTTCTCTTTACCACAATGACTCGTCATTCTATGAAAAATTTTTACAACAAATTATTATAGTTCAAACTCTTGCAAAGAATTATGGTTTAAAATGTCTTATGCTTAATATAATGCAAAATGACTATTATAAAACAAAAACAGATTTTTTAACTGATCCAGATAATGGTGGTAATTCTGATATTGCATATGCAACTTTTGATGATTATGATAAAAAGATAGATAAAAAATTTTTTATTGATTGGGGAGTCGGTGGAATGATGGAATGGGTCCCAGAAAACAGTCCCAAAGGCCCTAACGGACACTTTTTAGAACCTGGACACATAATTGTGGCAGCACACGTACATGAAGCTATTAGGAATCTCGGCTGGGTTTCATGACAGTGGCGTTACTGTGATTGATGACGGTGAAATTAAGTTTGCCGCACACAGTGAACGCTATAGTAAATCGAAGCACGATGAACATATCAATGATCAAATTCTATGTGAAGCACTCGGTTATGGGCAACCAGACTGTTTGGCATATTATGAACGTCCATGGCTTAAAAAGATTAGACAAATCTACAGTGGACAATACGATTTAGCATTTGACACCACAACATTAACAGTTGGTGGATATTTAAACAAGCATAGTAGTATACGCGGCTTACAGAAAATAAAGACACATACTTACAATCATCATCTTAGCCATGCGGCTGCAGGATTTCAAACATCACCTTATAACAAGGCAACCGTTGTAGTTATTGATGCTATAGGTGAATGGGACACTATCAGCATTTGGGCAGCAGAATACGATCGAAAAGGTCAAGCACAGTATCGCAAACTTTGGCGTCAACGTTACCCACATAGCATAGGTATGTTTTACAGTGCCATGACCAAACACGTGGGTCTAAAACCCATGGACGAAGAATACATCATGATGGGCATGGCAGCATACGGTAGAGTACATTGGGATAACTTTATGAAAGCAAGATATGTTGCCAATGAGTCTACAGCCGAATTTAAAGAAAATCTGCACATAGGTGTAAATAGTGAGGAATGGATTAGAACTGAAGATTTCGATATCGCTGCAGGCGCACAGAGTTTGACAGAAAACTTAATTTATAATATAATGCGTAAGGCAAGAGATTTTGGATTCAGCAGTAATCTTGTTTACATGGGTGGGGTGGCACTTAACTGCCTTGCAAATAGAAACTTAGGAGCGTACTTTGAAAACATTTGGATTATGCCTAATCCTGGCGATGCTGGTAGTAGCCTTGGCGCCGCTGCTTTGGCCTATGGTCATCGTGTTAGCTGGACTAATGCTTTTCTTGGCCACAATATCGCTGGGGATTATCCTACCGTTCGTGCCCTTGATGCTCTTACTACAGATAAAATAGTAGGCATTGCATCTGGCAGAGCAGAATTTGGACCCAGAGCACTGGGTAATCGTAGTCTGCTTGCTGATCCCAGAGGACCTGATATCAAAGATAAGGTCAACGAAATAAAGCGCCGCCAAAAGTTTCGTCCATTTGCTCCAGTTATTTTGGAAGAACAAGCACAAGAATATTTCCATATGCCGCCGGGTTTTTCGAACAGTAGATATATGCAGGCTACTGCTTACTGTAGACATCCTGAACAATTTCCTGCTATAATACACCATGACGGTTCAAGCCGTGTCCAAACTGTGCCTGCTGATGGTACGGGTATTAGAGAGTTATTAGAAAAATGGTTTGTGTTAACGGGTTGTCCGATGTTATTGAATACCAGTTTAAACATCAGAGGCGAGCCCATGGTCAACGACAGAGCAGATGCAGACAGGTTTGAACGACTATACGGAATTCGAGTTTTATCATGAAAGAAAAACATAAACAGGCCTTTATGCGAACAGCAGAAGTATTTGCAGAATGTAGTACTGCTGTTCGTGCTAAAGTAGGTGCAATCATTGTCAAGGACGACAGGATTATCAGTATTGGTTACAATGGTATGCCGTCAGGTTGGGATAACACCTGCGAAAACTTTGTAGGCTATGACAAAGGCGGCGAAGAAAGACTAAACACCAAGCCAGAGGTACTACATGCAGAAACAAACGCAATCGCTAAGTTGGCAAAAAGCACGGAAAGTGGTGATGGTGCTGTATTGTTTATTACTCATAGCCCGTGTTTGGACTGTGCAAAACTTGTTTATCAAAGTGGAATTCACAGTGTTTACTATCGCAGTCATTATCGTGATACTGCTGGAATTGAATTCCTTAAGAAATCTGGAGTCCGAGTAGAACAGTTAGATGTTTGACGTATTTTATCAAGACCGTAAACCCAATCTTTTTGCATTTGAACAGCCTGCTGCAAGTTTAGAACAAGCGGCTGAACTGAGTCGTACTGAATACTTTTGGTACATACACGGCAATAACGATTATACAGGCTTTGACTTCGAATGGCAACCTCCACCATGGGAACGTGATCATGTACATGTATTTGCCAGTCAATGGCAACGTAATGCGGATGTTTACTTTGCTCGCAAGTGGACTGCTGGTAATCGAGAATGGCACTTCAGACAGGAACAGTCAGTTCGGCGTTTAGTGGACATGACCAAATGGTCTGTGCCCGAGTTGTGTGATACCGCAGATTTTGATTTTAGTTGGCATCCTGACACCATTGAACCCGACTACGAATATAGATTTCCCACACAACACCAACGTGAAGGCGGACCTATATACAACGGCACTGCTGGTATAAAATATTCAAATAGCCAAAAGGTCCGTGCAAATGCTACACAGATATTTTACATGGATTTTCTTGATCCTGGCAGCGCAGAACGATACCAAAAACTGCAAGTACTGTATCCTGACATTAAACGAACTAGATATGTGGATAATCATTTAACAGTTTTCAAACGTATCGTCAACTTAGCCACAACAGAGTTTGTTTGGATTACCAGCAGCATTTGTGATTACACAGATTTTGACTTTACTTGGCATCCAGAAGAAAGTCAACGTGAAATGATTCACTGCTTTTACAGCGAAAGCCAAAAACGTGGTGATACATTTTTGATACATGTGCAAAGTTTTAAAAATCAAATGTATGATTTGGAGTTATTAGATTGGTTTAATGTAATCAATTATGTCGACACATTTCGTGTGCCCAGAGTAGAAATGCCTGTACATTATTATCAAGGTGATAATTTAGTTTCGGAAGTAAAGAACTATCAATTCACTGCACCATACGCTCTGTTTACCAATCAACCAAATCTTTATACTCATTGGCATCCTTGCCTTTGGACCGAAAAAGATCGTATTGCAACAGCATTTAGCACTAGCAAGGCGGTGTGTGCCATACCCCGTGATGTAAAGGCACATTTACGCACACAAATCTACGATTATCCCCACGTAGAGGACCGAGACGTACACTTTTTCGCTGAAGAACCGTTGGATATTATCTATATCAGTAATGGCGAACCCGACGAACAATTTTATTTTGATTGGCTACAGGCCTGTGTCAATCCCAGTAGGCGTTACGTTGTAAAATGGGTTCGAGGTGTGAATGGTAGAACACAGGCCTATCAGGCTGCTGCCCGAATGAGCGAAACTCCCTGGTTCTTTGCAATATTTGCCAAATTAAAAGCAGATCGAGATTTCGATTGGCGCTGGCAACCGGATTATTGGCAACAGCCCAAGCACTATATTTTCCATGCACGTAATCCTATAAACGGTTTGGAGTATGGGCATCAAGCCATAATTGCTTATAACAAAAAATTAGTTTTGGCTAATAATGATCCAGGGTTAGATTTTACACTAACACAAGAACACGAAGTGGTTCCTATACTAAGTGGCGAAGCCATGTTTAACCAAAGTGCTTGGATGACATGGCGTACTGCTTTCCGTGAAGTATTAAAACTACAGCAGTTTCAAGAGCAAACACCTACTGTAGAAAACAAACATAGACTAAACACTTGGTTGACCAAAGCCACTGGCCAGTACAGTGAATACTGCTTAAAAGGCGCACAAGATGCAGTCGATTATTATCGTGAAGTCAGTGGTGACTACGATAAACTAAAACTCAGTTACGATTGGCAGTGGTTACAAGAACGCTTTAACGCAGGTAACCCTTAACTGTACTAACTACACGTTCTACTTCCGTATCTTCCATTTCTGGATAGATAGGTAAACTCAAACATTCAACACAGAACGCACTGGCTTCCCTGTATAACTCTGCTACGTAGTTAATATAGGGATAGCCCACAGGATATTCGTATAAAGGACGTTCGTAGTGTACCTTTACTTCAATGCCTCTGGTAGTCATGTGTTTAAGTAAGCCACTACGGTCCACAGTTTTAATTACATACTTGTGCCAAGCATGTTCTGCACCTTCAGTTACTCGAGGTGTGTCTACAATGTCCCGAAGTTCTTGTGTATAGTAATTGGCTATCTGTTGGCGTCTTCGCTGCCACTGATCAAAATGCTCTAACTTAACCAACATTTGAGCGCAGTCTACTTCTGACATTTTACTGTTAGTGCCAGTTATGTCATGACTGTTGGTTTTGCCGTTGTCTCTGTAGTCACGTATGGTTTTGGCATCTGCCAAATTGTCCACTAACACCATGCCACCTGATCCATAGTTGGGCAAGTTCTTTGTAGGATCAAAACTTAAAATGCTTACGTCTCCAAGACAGCCACTGGGCATGCCCCGATAACTTGCACCAAAACTCTGTGCAGCATCCTCGATAATTTTTATGTCTTTATTAAAAAATCTACAGATGTTGTAGAATCTGTCGTAGTCAACAACGTTGCCAAATATGTTTACGTACATTACTGCCTGTATGCCGGCAGCATCTATGGCATAGTCCATACTTTCCAAATTTATCAGTGCTTGATCATCTGTGTCGCATAACACAGGTGTGTTGCCGTTTAATAACACAGCGTTTATTGTAGCAATAAAACTAATTGTAGGAATAATAATCTTTACAGGTTCTTGAAACAACAGTTGTTGTGCAAATACTAAAGCCTGTGTGCCGCTGCCTACTGCTACTGCATAACGTCTATGGCAACGTTTTGCTATTTCCTGTTCAAACTTTTGAGTATAGTCACCGTCCAGCATTTGTCCACTGGTGTAGACCTGATCTGTTACTGCTAACAGTTCTTCACGTAGGTTTTGATATTGACGTGCTACGCCGGTAAAAGGGATAATTTGTGTTGCCAAAATTTACTTCCTACTAACCAAGCGTGATATCGTTCAAAACCTTGTTCTACATCTACTGTGGGGAAATAGCCTAAGTCTGCCTGTGCTCGTTCAATACTAAGTCTACCACGTTTGGGAAAGTTTAAGTCTCTATCTTGAACTTCGTAACTGCCACGACCTACAATATCTATACAAAGTTGGGCAGCACCCTCTAACGTTAGCGCAATGGGATTACTGCGTGTGATGTTATAGATGTTGCCATTGGCTTTGGATTCTAATGCCGCCAATGCAATTCCTTTGGCAGTGTCGTCGACGTGTGTAAAGTCTAATACTTCCTGTGCGCCTTGTACTTGTAAGGTCTTGCCCTGTAATGCACTTAGCATGAACTTGCTGACTACTCTGTCGTCGACATCCAATTCACCATAGACTGCACTGGGACGAACAATAACATAGTCCATGCCTATGCGGCGTGCATAGTCTGCTACAATTTGTTCGCCCGCTAATTTCATAATAGCGTACTGACCTTGTGGCGTACACTGTGCAGTTTCTGTGACAAAGTCTTGTTCAAAATCTCCATAGACCATACTGGAACTAATGTAGACAAACTTCTTTACACAATGATTTTTGCACTCTTCCAATAAGTTAATTAAACCAGTGATCATTACTTCACTGCCTACCACAGGATTTTGTAGTACTACACGCTGTCTAGGAAAACTGGCAAGGTGTACTACCATCTTAGGGTGGAATGCCAACATCATATCTGAAATGCCTTTGCGATTTCTAATATCAATGTTGTGTGTGTTACATCTTACTTTGCGTTTGCGTTCACGCTTTAAGTATTCAAGTTCATCTTTAGGAATAAAATTGTAATTGGTAAAACTGTCTATACCAAAACATGTATGTCCTTCTTGTTCTAGATATTTTACAACATTATGTCCAATGAATCCACTGGCACCAGTTACTAATACGTTCAATTGTTGCCCCACTTTAATTGAAAAAACGTAGCGTCTTCGTCTGATAGGATAGCTTCTACTCTACATCGGTAACCATAAGTTAACATACAATGTCCTATGTAAAACACAGGTCGTTCTACAGCATGCTCCATAACCCATTGTCCTTGTTCTGTTTCTTTTTCCCAGCGATACAAAGGTTCAGCCACATAAATTTCCGGGTCTTCTACATCGCCCATTGGAAATTCATAGACTTTAAGTTTTATCATACTGCCATGTCTGCTCGAATCGGGGGGTGTGAGGTATAGCCAATGAGCTCGATATCCTCCATACCGAATGAATCTATCGTCTTGCATTCTGAATTTAGTTTTAGATGTGGAGCAGGTAATGGTTCACGCTCTAATTGTTCTTTTACTTGCTCTACATGGTTTAGGTATATATGTGCGTCGCCCAGCACGTGAACGAACTCTCCAACCGCTAAATCGCACACTTGTGCAATCATGTGCGTTAGTAAGGCATAAGACGCAATATTAAAAGGCACGCCTAAAAACATGTCACAACTGCGTTGATACATTTGGCAACTAAGTTTACCATCTGCAACATAGAACTGACTGAACACGTGGCAAGGAGGTAGTGCCATATCATCTAGTTCTGCTGGATTCCATGCAGTTAAAATATGTCTACGTCCATTAGGATCCTTTTTAATACCCTCAATCAAGTTTGCTAATTGATCTACTTCACGATACACTAACTTACTGGGACCATCAAATACTTGATCCTTGGCTTGCCAATGACGCCATTGTACTCCATAGACTCTGCCTAGGTCTCCTTCAAACTGTGGACCTCGGGGCGGAAACTTTTTGTATTTGTTTGTCCAATACGGAGCTGTGGCATTGGCAGTCCAGATGGTTGTCTTTTCAGACGCTCTACTACCATGTAGTATCTCTCGTAGACGATTTTCGTCCCCTGAACCTTCAATGAACCACAGCAACTCTGAAACTACGCTCTTCCAGGCCAGTTTCTTTGTAGTGACAGCAGGAAAACCGTCAGCCAAGTTGTAGCGTTGTTGCATGCCAAACACACTGACAGTACCTGTACCTGTACGGTCTGTTTTAGTTACGCCATTGTCTAAAACAAACCGGAGTGCATCTAAATAAGTTTTCATAACTGTATTATACTGACAAGGGCCTGAAAATGTCAACGTTTTTGTAAACAGTCCAAGTACATTTTCCGTCTTGACTGGGCCAAGCACCCATTGCTCGCATCATCAAAGTCATCTTACGCATGTCTATTTTGACATCACTTTTGAATTGACTTTTGAAATGAGTAACGTGCATTTCGTCAATAATGTCTTTACAGGAGAGGATAATCTCAGGACCACCGATTATCCAAATGTGCTTATTGGGATGACGTTTTTGCAGTAACGGAACTTGCTCGACTAAATTACCCTTGACTGTGCCGGCAGTATAAAGTGGACGATTGGTTGCTACATACGTTATTCGATTTTTCAAAGGCTTAGGCATTTTAGGATCATCGTATGTACGTCTGCCCATTACTACAACATGTCCTTCTGTTTGCTTTTTAAAATACTGCATGTCTTCACTGTGGTGCGGCCATGGGAGGCTACCTCGGAATCCCATGCCACCCCAGGTGTCGACGGCAAATATTGCTTTAATCATAAGTTAGAAAGTATTCTATCTGTCTCGGGCTGGATTGCCTGCTCAACCAGATCTACATCAACATAGAAATCTACATTAGCAATATATTGATCAAGTTCTTCTAATTTTTTACTAACATGGTGCTCGATCTCATCGGGATCGGCACCTTCAGATAATATATGTTTGATATCAATATTTACTTCAGTGCCATCTTTAAGATGTACTATTAAACGTTCTAATACGTGTACCGGTACTTCTTTTTTCTCTACGTCCTTGAGAATCTCACGCCATGCTTTTTTATTGTTTAAGTTAAGCCGTTTTGGCTTTGGCTTTTTTCCTTGGGGCATTCTTTGTCTCACCGGAAAGATTAGCAGCCTCTGCCATTAAACGCTCAGACTCTGCAAGTAATTGTTTTGCTTCTGCGGCCATCTTCATTGCCTGTGCTCTACGTTGCGTAGCAATTTGATCATCGCTTAAGAAGTCTGTGGCATTTGCGGTTCCTTGTACTTGTGCAGGTTGAGCACTTCCAGGAGGAGCACGTAGTTCGCCCACGTCCTGGCCTTCATTGGTTCTCCTTCGAGTTACCATTCCTGCATTGGCATCTAAGTCAGCCATTTCTTTAATGGCTTCTTCGCCAAGAGCCATTTTGTCAAGGATAGCATTTAGTTCATCTAGTCTAACATTTGATGTTGCAGTTGGAGTAACAATAACTTGATTGGTAGGAACTTTTTTGATCATTGCTTCGGAGTGCAATGTTTGTAATGCATTGTTGCCGTCTCGCAAAGTATACCTAAATAAGTAATCACTGAACTCTTTTGCTTGTTGTCCTGAATCAGATTCCAGTGCTTGCATGATGTCATCATGAATATGTACAGGTAATGCATCTGGATATGTGACTAGACACATATGATCCTCTTCTGGTACTTTTCTATATAGAATAACAACTTTGCGGCTGTTATGTTTACCGACGTGCTTAATCATAAAAATATCCTTTATTGATTTTCTTCGGGAGCGGGTTGCTCTGGCTGTTGAGGAGTTACTACTCCACTAGCCACTAAAAAATTGTATAAGTTTGTGTATGCTTGACCAATAGCAGTAAATTCTTCTACTCTGTAAGCACCACGATTAGATGCTAGTTGAATTGCTTCTAGTGCAACAACTAGGTCTTGAACTTGTAAAGGGGTTGTTTGTTTTTGGTCTTCTTCTGCCACAAAAATCTCCGTGTTTGTAAAGATATTTAACCCTTACAGACAACGGAGAAATTTTTTTAAAACTGGTTTTTGTTAAAAGTATCTAGCATTAGTGTAAAATAACTGGCTTCACTGTGACGTTCAAAGGCCGCACACTTGCGACTAACCAAAGATCCTGAATCAGTAGTAATGTGCTCACCTAAATAGAAACGACCTTCTAAATTTTCATATATCCAGTTTAGAATGTCTCTATCGTAAGTACGAGATTCGAAAAATACTTTTTCAAAATGCGGAGGGCATTCGTCCCACTTACGTAAGTTATGAACATTAAGTGGATTGACTTCACCGTGTTTAAGCATCGTCTAACTCATCTGTGGGAGGCAAACCATTGCTGTGAAAGTCACGTGTCTGATCCACATCTTGAAATAATCTTTGTTCTTGTGCTGTCAGTTCGCCAAATTTTCTTGGATTAGCACATAGGGTGCATTTGGGATCACCGCAGTTCAGTGCATGGTGCTTGGCAAAGCGATGTCCCTCATATTGGTGATCAGGCATTCCGTGCGACTTAGCAATTTTTTGTTGTTTGTGAATTGCGTTTTCTTCTTTTTGTAAACGTTTACTATGCTTTAGTTTATCTTCTGATTTGCTCATATTGATATTTAAAGATTTTTATTCAAGTCACTTTTCTTCACACGATTTACTTCTAATGTTACACACATGGTGTTAAACTGTTGTCCTGGTTTAAGCCTGGGCCATAGTGTGTCACGAAGTTTTTTCTGGCACTGTTGTTCACTTTCATAATAACCTTCGTACTGTACCATTTCACAACTGGAGACCTGATTACTAGCACAGGCCATTATGACCGGAATAAAAAACGTTACTAGTTCCATTATGCACCTGCCAGTTCTTTTGCCTTTTCATAGTGAGCCCAAACACCAAAGGGCGGCTCGCACTCAGTGTTGCCTTTGATAATGAATACAGTATCACAGTAGTCGGGGTCACCCCACGAACCATATGGATAACCATCAGTAAACATGATAAACTTCTTAGGTTGAATATCATTTTCTTTCATGTAAGTCCAGTTACAGTCGTAGTCAGTACCACCACCGCCTTGGGGTTCATATTCCAAGATGCTGTCGAGATTGTCACTGCTAAACTCTTGATGATTGTACACTTCTGTATCAAATGACCAGATATGAATTTTGTATTCATCATAGGCTTCCATAATGCCTTTGACTTCGCCCAGGAAAGCCTTGATGTCTTCGTCACCAATACTGCCCGACATGTCCAATGCGATGTGCGCTTCAATTTGGTCACCAGGAATCATACCGGGCATAACTGCATCCATTGCCCAACCACGTCGGCTGGGACGCATCCAACTAAAGTCATCTTTGACAATACTTTGGATCTGTTGCTGAAGCAGTTCACGCCAGTCAACCACAGGTTGCGTCAAGTCCTTAATAAGACGCTTAACACCTGAGGGCAAGTTACCTGCACCTGTAGCCTGAGCAGCCTGTAGTACTGCTTCGCGAACTTCGTCACGAATTTGACGGCGTTCCTCATCTGACATTTTAGGACGACCTTTGCCGTTGCCTTCTTTGTCTCCGTCCTTGTCATCGTCCTGATCACCCGAACCTTCCTGCTCGTCGAGGTGCTCGTCAATCATTTTGTCAATGAGATCGCTGATGTCAATCTTCTCAGCCTTCTCATACAAATCGTCGTAGACTTCTTCAGCACTCCAACCTTGATACTTTGTATCATGCAGGCAAGGAGTAATCTTGTCGCCAATCCGTTGTTCAACCAAGTCTGCGTTTACGCAAAAGTCTGCGGCGCAATTAAAAAGCATAGGGTCACGATCCGGACCGCAACGACCCATATGGTCGTAGACATTATGTAACACTTCATGCCCAAACAAGAATTCAAGTTCTTTGGGTTTGAGTTTGTTTACGAATTCGGTATTGTAGTAAAATTTCCTGCCATTGGTTGCGGCAGTGCCACACCATGAATCAGCATTAACCAATTCCAGTCGAGTAGCCAAGTTACCAAAAAACGGAGCACGAAGCAACAAGCCAATTCGAGCAGTAGTCAACTTTTCACGCACCGCACGATCCAATGCGGGATCTGTCGTTTCGGTTAGCCTGCCGCTGATGCCGGACTTGGGATTGGTTGTAGTATCTTTTGACATTTCTGCTCCTTGTTATAGTGTATTATACAATCTTTCTGAATTATTGTCTATTAATACTAAAGTATTAAAAGGGGAGGACTTACATGGTAAAGAAAGGAGTAAGACCAATGCCTCCATAAACTATCGATTGCCGGCGCTTGCGGCTACAATGTACTTACCAAACCGCTTGTGGAACTCATCGAAATTCTTGAGTTTGCCAGGAACAAACGGCAGGTTGTAAGTGGTAAGAGCAGTACGAGCACCCATAACAGTCAACTCCGTTGTGAAATTGTCCATCATATAACGGAAGAAGTTATCTGCCATCTCATGCCATTCTGCATTAGGCTTGCCACCAATCTTGTCTGCGGCATCCTTAAGTTCGTAGCACATACTGACTACCAAACTGTACATGGCGCTGACTTCTTTTACTTTGAGTTCTTTGACCTTACCAGCCAATACATCTTCAGGCTTGGGTAACTGTCCAGCAATCTTGCGGTGAGCCATAAACTTAACAGCCACACCCTCACCAACTGCACCTGTTACCAAGTCAGTGAGATCTGCTTCACCAACGTCCTCGTCTTCAAGGATTTCGCTAACAAAGGTCCACGAGCGAGGTGTAGCAAAACTACGACTGCTACTACGCGGATCAAAGTCGTAAAGGTCCTGCTTGGCAAAGCCAATGTAACCGACCACGTCTTTGTGGATGCGGTTAATGGTAGCCCACGTCTCCCATGCTTGGTGATCTACTCGCATCTCCAAGTGCAGGAAGCGGTTAGCCAACGGAGCAGGCATACGATAAGTAACACCCTTGTCCGATTCACGGTTACCAGCCGCAATCACTACCACATTGTCAGGCAGTTTATACTTGCCAATGCGGCGGTTAAGAATCAACTGATAAGCCGCAGCCTGAATGCTGGGAGCCGCTGAGTTCATCTCGTCCAAGAACAAAACAACCACAGGATACTGACTGGCCAACTCTTCGTCGGGCAAGTCGATGGGCGGTGCCCAATCCATCAAACCACTGTCTTTATTGTAGTAAGGGATACCACGCAGGTCGGTGGGCTCCATTTGCGCCAAACGCAGGTCAATCATCAGACCATTTTGCTCTTCGGCGATACTGGCAACCACTTCACTTTTGCCAATTCCTGGAGGACCCCATAGGAATACAGGGCGCTTCTTCTGGAAGCACTTAGAGATGAGCCGTGACGCCTGCTGGGTCGTTACGGTACGGTGTTCACTTACGGTCATAAAATACTCCTTTCAACATATCTATATTATATGACTTTTCGGAATTATTGTCTGTAGTTTTTTTACAACACTACCAAGAACTATTGTAAAAAACCTTCAAACCCAGGAAGATTTCTGCCCGGGCATTTCGGACGAACTCTAATACTGATTGCTTATAGTAATCGTCACTGTCCTCGCCAAAAAAGAAGCCTTTAGTTTGCGGTAGTTGGTCATGGATCACTGCTCGTTCAAGTTCAGCGAGATCCTCCCAGGTAAGTTCCAACTCAACGCCGTTGAACATATTATTGCCTTCTGGATTATAGTCAGGATTTCGTTTGATCCAGAGTTGTTCCATCCAACCCTGAAGGTTGGGGTGTTTACGCCAGTAGGCAATTTCACGACTGTCACCATAACTGCCTTTTTTCTTAGCACGGCAGTAAGCATATTGATCCAACCCCATTATACAGCCTCCAACATATTGGCAGGAACACGCCATAGGCCATAGCCTGGACTACGAACAGTGACATACTTACGAGCAATCTTGGTGACATCACCAACATAAGTCTGACCATTGCGGCCGCTAGTGAACTTAACCTTGGTGCCTATAACCAGGCTTCCACGATTCTCTTTTACCAACTGATTACGAGCAAATTTAATAGCCATCGAAATACTGTTCAACTGCTCGTTGGTAAAGTTACCAGCAATGATAGAGTGATTGATGTCGTTAATTGAAACCATTTTAGTTCTCCTTAAACCAAGTCAACTTGAACAGGCGTAATGCTACCATCCACGCCGTTATAATTAAAGCCAAAACCAACAGGCATTTCTTTGTCGCCCCGACGTTTTGCATGACGACGTTCTTGTGCCAAATTCATAAGAGCCATCTGGGTTGCTGTCGCATGCATGTCAGTGCAGATATCGGCAGTGCCAGCTACCGTGGTGTAAAAACCAACACCATCGACAATAACACGAATACGTTGGCTGTTTTTGAAGCCGCCGATAAAAGTAGGTGTACGCATTTCAAACTCCTTTTCTTACACTATGCCTATATTATAGCAAAATGACGAATTTCGAGCAAGTACTACTTTAGTAGTAATACTTTAGTACTACCATTCTTTCTTGCCGCCCAAGTCTTCGTTCCAGTCATAGCCCGCATTGTATTCGGCTATCTGATCCTTGGTCATAAAACGCTCTTCGATCTCGTCACTTTGATAAGTGGCATCTGTGAAAAAGTGTGGGCGACGTGGACGGCTGTACCAACTATCGGCGCTACCACGGTCGAATGGGCCACCGTGACGACCATCGTAAAATTTACCCCGATACTCTCGAATTTCTGTGCTTTGCATTTATTACTCCTTTTCTTAACTGATGCCATAATTGTAGCAAAAAACGGAATATTCTGCAAGTACTACTAAAGTATTATTTTTTTAGGATGTTATTGATTCTTTTGCGATAGGGTACATTCCTGCG